GTGAACGAAAATAGCAACTTAGTATCAATCGAAGCCCAAACGGAATATTCAATTACGAGTGGAAAGCGAGAGACACGAATCTTTCTAAAGATGTATGTCGACGCAGTACACTCCGGTTTAATAGCGGACTTAGGTCCGGAAAGATGGACGACACTTTGCGTACTAGCGTCATTCATGGACGAAGATGGCGAATGTTACCCAACGCAAGACATGATAGCGAAGCGTCTCAATATAAGCCGTGAGAGCGCCAACAGACGCATCAAAAAGCTATGTGAGTATCGTTGGGATGGAAAGCCTTTAGTCGTCAAGGAGAGACGCAGACACGAGCGTACACAGCAATGGGAGAATACGGTTTATACGATTCTACCGATTAGTCAGCTAACGATATTCGGTAACGAGCCAGAATCTATACGTCCATGTGACGTGTGACCACATATGGCGCCTTCCACACATGGTTGTAGTTCACACTAACAAGAACTAACTCTTAACAAGAACTATCTTTTAACAAGAAAAAGATTAAGAGCCAAAACCTTGAAGTCTATTTCTATCGAAATATCCTTCCATTATTAATATATTCGGCGGTAATTACTTATATAAAAGAACGCCGCTAATAGATGATGAGATACAACGAGCGTAAGCGAAGTTGTAAGGTTTTGGATAAAAGGAGGATTAAAAATGGAAGAAGAGTATATCTGTGACATCGGAACTGCTTGTAGTATCCAAAAGGTTGGTGAAGACATACATATCGCTTTCTATAACGGAGATGTTTGTAAATATCGCGGAATAGTCGAAGGAAAGGATGTACTATTTATATCGCAATGGATCATCGGAAATTTCAGTAATGAATCAGCGCATGGAGGTGTTTACGATGAAAGATATAACGGCAGGTAGGTTACAACGCCTTCTAGCGAATCTCAACAAGGAGATAGTCCTGTTAGAAGCGGTATTTAACGAAGTTGATCGTCAATTAAAACATATAGAACTCGTTCAAATAGACTTGCTTTATATCGTTGAGTTAGAAACGTTCAGCTCTGTACGAGGCTATCACTTAGCGAAAAAGCTTAAAGAAGTCCGTTTGGAACGACGTACGATAAAAGATCACTGGGAGGAACTTAAGCTAGTACTAGACTCGCTAAAGGAAACGAAAGCCAAAACGAAGGAACAGATGCTAACTATTTACGAAAAGAGAAAACGCTTAGATGATCGTAAGTACCACATTCGAAAACTCGATGGTGACTTCGAAATACTCGCGGATGGTATCGTCAGCAAAAAGAAACCACTAACGTAAATTTTACGGTCAAATAGACAGACAAAAATCTAGGAACATACGAATGTATATAACGAGGGGTGTTATCGGTAGGGTTAGCGTTTTATAACGGGAAAAGACCCGCAATAAGCAGGTCTCTTGGCATAGTTCCCATCTGGAGATTACCTATATATTAACAAATTTAGGTCGTTTATACCATGTGGTGTGTGTTGAGAAATAAAATGGAGGACTAACAAACAATCGAATGCAGCTACACGATTTATTACTGAAAGAAATCTACATCGAGGCGCTAATCCGCCGGAACATATTCAAAACGGAAGACGGACGGGACTTATGGCAGGCGTCTAACGAGGAATTACATGCGCAATTATTTGACGAGGAGGGGACGAAATGAAAGACATTATCGAAATGATTGAGCGTCAGATAGCGTACATGTTTATCGTATCTCATACAAAAGAGGAGGTACAAGCGGAAATAGACCGCGGAAATAAACACGTAGAGTGGGCGTTAGGAGAAATGAATAAATGTCAGGATGGGCTTACGAAAGGGAGTGGCACCGAATGACCCGCATATCAACGAAAGATTTCCGCAACCTACCAATCGAAAAGTGGAACGTAACAACATTCCGTGAGTACCTAAAGCACGTACATGAGGAGCGTTATAAAATTCCTTATGTCACTCGAAGTTATGCGATGGAAGGTCGTATGTTGAAGATGTCACTTGCGGAATATAACCAGGAAGTTTTAAAACGATTCATTGACGCATGTTTCGCCGACTATAAGCCGACGCGGGAGTATCCCGGATTAAACTTTGCGTTTATGTATTCGTATATGCGAGGGCGGTTATTGCCGAGAGTGCTCGATGAGTTACGCAGGGAAGAAGCGAAATTACAAAGGCAAGCGGCACAGCCGGAAGTTAGTACGGAGGAAATAATTAACTATTTATAAACGGAGGGGAAACGAATGGTACGTCTTAAATTATCGTTTGAGCAAGTGAAAGCGAAGTTTGAAAAAAGGGGATATGAGTTATTAGAAACCGAGTACGAAAATGATATGCAGAGAATGCACTTTAAATGTCCGCATCATCCGGATCAAGAAACTCGAATTTCTTATGCCTCATTAAGAAGAGGATGTGGTTGTGTCTACTGTGGAAGAGAACGAACAGGAAAAGTAACTTCTGAACGAAATAAATTACCGAGAGAAGAAGAGCTTAAGTTTCCAAAACGTAAGTATTCGAGGGAAGAACGTGAAGTCGCACGTAATGAATCTATTAAATTACTAGATACCCATTGTTGGGACTGTCCGTTTAATAATCTAAACAAGCTAGAAGACGTTGAGGGTCGTTGTTATCGACATTGTCCATACGGATTAGAACTACGTAAGTGTGGTGCAATTATGGCAGGTGAGGATGTCGATGCTGTAACGGAGCATTACCGTAAGGAGGCGCTAGTAAATGAGTAAGGCTGGCGTGGCGAAGACGCAGGAGTTTCGGAAGCCGAGGAAACGTAAGAAGGTAACGTTAGAGGAACGAGTTATTGATGGTGAAGTGGTTGTCGGAAAAGAGTGTACGAAGTGTGGCGAGTGGAAACCGTTAGATGGTGGTTTTGGTACAGATACGAGAGGGGTTGGAGGTAAAACTTCAGCTTGCAGGCTATGTAAAAGGGAAGTAAGTTCTAATTGGTATATAGAAAATAAAGAAAGAAAGTTGGATAGTCATCGAAAGTGGCGCGAAGAAAATAAGGAATATTACCGTAAGTACTACGAAGAAAACAAGGGAAAAGTTGCAGGGATTACTCGTAAATGGAGACAGCACAACCCAGAAAAATATGTACTAACAAGACATCGTCGGTCTGCCAGAAAAAAGGCGTTACCTAGCGATTTCACAATCGAGCATGTAGAAAAAGTGTTAACACATTTCAGAAATAGATGTGTTTTAACAGACTCGACAGACTTTCATTGGGATCACGTAATACCGATATCTATAGGTCATGGTGGTACAGTATACGGGAATATGATTCCGTTACGTGGTGACTTAAATGAATCAAAAGGCGATAAAAACATTTTCGATTGGTTCAAAACGAATAGGCAACGTTTTGAATTATCGTACGAGAAATTTAACTTTCTTATCGAATGGTTGGCATTCGTTAACGGTAAGACAGTTCAGGAATATCGAGACTATGTGTACTGGTGTCATGAAAATCCTCGTACATTAGAAAATTTAGAAACAGAAAGCGAGGTAATGTCATGAAATGTATACTCGCTGACTACTGTTCACTTTACAAAAGCGATTCGTGCAATAAATACTGTTCGTCTTATATTGCGGTTCACGGCACGAATGGAAAAAGTGGTCGTTCATTTACAACTAGTTTACCAGATGAGTACAAGTTTATTACAGCGAAAAACTCTCCTGTTCGAGAGTCACAACCAAAGGTTTACAAGTCAATAGACGCATATATAGGGACCTTTAAACGGCAGTTCGGTTCTACAGAAGTACAAGATGTTACAAGTAAAATTAAATCTTTATACCTATATTCCGATGAACCAGGAACAGGAAAAACAACGACAGCATCGGCTGTGACCAACGAGTGGTTAATATATCACTATATTGGTAGTTTACAAAACGGATTGCAGCCGTTGCAGATACCAGCGTTCTTTCTAGACGTAAATCATTTTCAAACGTTATTCAACGAATTTAACCGCTCGAACATACCGAAAGAGGTCGCGGAGAAATCCGCAAAAGAATATTACCGTCGTATGAGTAACGCAAAGACGGCACCTTTCGCAGTGCTGGACGATATTGGAGTACGGAGTGCAACCGAAGCATTTCGAGGTGATTTACATGCGGTTATTAACCATCGGGTAACGAACGGATTACCAACGGTGTACACTTCGAACATTTCTATCGACGAGTTGGAAAGCGTGTTTGATCGTAGGCTGTACGATAGAGTGCGAGATTTGTGCGTGGTGTTGCCGTTCGAGGGCGAATCGAAAAGGGGGATGCGTAGATGAGTGTGGGAGACGTTATAGGAACGAGTTTCTTTATTGGAGCGCCTGTACTTTTCGTACTTTTCTTGGTTTACGCACTACTGACTGACGAAGACGTTAGAGATGCCTTGTTGGTATCGCTCGTATTCATAGTGGTTAGTATCGGAGTAGGCTTCGTAGTTTTAAAACTGTTAGGAATCGCTTAGGAGGAATCAGAGTGAAAGAGATTATTATCGGTACCTGTATGTATCTACCCTTAACGTTTTGGCTTGGTTATTTTTGCGGACTTAGCAACGTCGAAACGCTTGGGACGATGTTTATTGTTGGAGTGACGACCGGGCTTTATAACGTAGTATTGAAGGAGACAGAGTAATCGGATGTGAATTAAGACCAAATTTGAATTTTATAGAGAAAAAAAGAAATATAAATGAGCTTTGGACAAGGTATTGAACGTTGAAAAAGTGGTAAGAAAGTTGCATGTTGTGTGTGGGGTGCGTAAAAAAAAGGCACTTTCATAAGTGCCTTTTGACAGATTATCTATTTACAGTTATGTATGCTGTAAGTTCTCCATGATATGTTCTTTCAGATCCCCAAGCTCCATTAGCTACAACATCATATTGACCTGCAGAAACGCCGTTTAGATAGAAACTTTCGTTAAACCATTTGCCATTGATACCAGCGTCTACATCTATACGTTTAACAACGTCGCCACCTTTGCTTACTAACTCAAGAACGCATCCTCCTGGAGGAGCTTGTCCAGATACATCAATAGATGTGGCATTTCTTGAATAAGTATTAGCATCTGTACTGAAACTAATACTACCTTTTGATCCCATTGCAAATGCGTCAGAAGTACCGAATAGTAGGCCACTGCATAAAATACCTGCGGCTAACACGGATTGTCCAAATTTTTTCATGTTGCATATCCTCCCCAAATAAATGTTATATACAAATATTAGGTTAACACGAATGGCAATATTTGGTCAACGAAAAATAATATGCAATTTTGCATATTATTGTTAATTAATGGGAGTCGATGGAGGTAAAGGAATAAAAAGGTTTATTTTTGAGATAAGGATGATGCTAGTTCAAGAGGATTGGTGGAAGTCAAAATAAGATATGAAGCGGTGAAGAAGTCAAAATATTTTTTGGAAAGTAGGGAAGAAAACTCCACAAAATAATCCTTTTAGAAGAAAGTGAGGCTACAAAATGAACGCATATTCAACGAAAGAACAAGAAACGGTATTGACTTTCGATAACGAAACGAAGGAATGGAGCGCATATTCTTGCGTTCCTAAACACATTCGTAAATTAATAGCTTTGGTCGGAGAGGAAAACGTTACTGTTATCGAAAAGGATGGCGATTCTACCCTAGCGGTGAAATGTACGTTAGACGAAAAGCAAGTAAGTATGAAGAAAATACGTCAGTATAGCGAGGATCAGAAGCGAAAGATGGCGGATAGAATGCGGGCGATTAGAGGAGTGTGAAATTAAGTGTGCCGACCGTTAAAATTAATAAGTATGTGTTATGTAACGTAACGGTTTGTATGAGAATTTTGAATGCAGAATTTTTTACGATACACTTATAAACACAAACGCTCCTTGATAACTGAATGAAAAATGACCTAAGTTTAAGTTTCTGAACAAAACACATAGTAGTCAAATAAGTAAGTTTAATGAGAACTAAATACAAATTAATCAACAGATGCTATAGTGGAGGTGTAGTTAATGAACTACGGAGAAATGCTTTTATCGAAAGTAATAGATACCGCTAACCCCGTTCAGCTTAACCATGTAACAGAACGAGATTTTGTTACAGAGGCGGAGCGTAAAGCGTACCGTTTTATTAAAGATTACGTAGAGACGAATCGAGGGAAAACGCCAGACTTCCGAACGTTAGTAGCAGAAGTCGACGGCTTTACTTACGTCCCACAAGTCGAGGATAGTTTCGAGTATTTAACGAAACAGGTGAAATCTTATTCCGCCAAGATCGAAGTGATGGAACTTTTACAAAACGAGGCGCCTACCCAATTTGAGGAAAAAGACGGAAATAGTTTCCTAGAATGGTTGCGAGAAAAAGTAGACGGGGTTATAACTAGAACAAACGTTCGTGATAAAGTGGGAACAAGTTTGAAGGCTGATGCGAATAAGTTTCTAGAGGAATACGAACGTCGTAAAAAAGGCGAATCATATCGTATCTGGCACTCTCGTTTTCCTTTCATTAATAAAGCGATTGGCGGTTACGTAAGCTCGAACGTTTACACAATCTACGGAAAGTCAGGTCGAGGTAAATCCGCAACGACTATCGAAGAGGGCGTAGAAATGGCGTTTCAAGGTGCGAACGTACTCATCTGGCTAATGGAGATGGGATGGTACGAAGGAATGGTCCGGTTATATACTTCGATATCTAGCCGTATCGGTGCGACGGTAGCAGAGTTAGATGGCGTAAATTTAGAAGCGGGGTTTGATTCGAAAGAAATCCGACATGGTAAGTTATCCGAAGAGTTCGAAGCTGGATTTAAAGCGTTCCTAGCGAACATAAACGAAATCTTACCAGGTAACATTATCGTCCGAGGTGTAGATGATGACGACTTCCATCGAAGAGACTTACGTCAGTTAGAAGTAGATATAACAGAGACGAAAGCTGATGTCGTTATAGTTGATCCGTTCTATTATCTCGACTATGAGACAAATACGTCAAAGACGGCGGGTGGGGACGCAGCGGCAACTTCGAAAGCGCTCCGTCGATTAGCAGGTAAGACAGGCGTAGTAATGTTCGCTATTACACAAGCGGATGAAGTAGATAATGGTGAAGATGACGACGGCAATCGTGAATTGCGATTACCGAAACGTAGCGAGGTAAAGAAAACGAAAGCGTTATTAGAGGATGCAGCGTTACTGATAGCCGTGGATACTGACGCCAAGCAAGGACGAGGTATGATCGGTATTAATAAAGGCCGTGACGGCGGCGAAGGTGAATCAGCCGAGATTATTTATATGCCGCAGATTGGCGTGATTAAGGAAATGGAAACTGGCGAACAGGCAGCGAAACAATTTACTAGCGTATTTTAAAACAAGGGAGTTGATAGAGGATGGAGGATATAAAAGAATTCTTATCAAAAAGAATACGCCACGCAAGAAATAGAGCCATTGCAATAAAAGAAACGCACGGAGATAACCCAAACGAAACTCATAATTATTTTGGCGGACATACCTTAGGATACTGGGAAGGAAAGTTATCCGCATATCAATCCATTCTTGATGAAATCGAATACGATGAGACTTAAAACGAAAGAGGTGACAACATGCCAACGATTAAGATTCGCGGACAAGACGTAAACGTTGATATCGAGTACGAACTCAGACAGCATTCCTGGACTAATGAACGATGGTCATCTGATAAGCTGATTGCTGCAAGTCCGTTCCGATTCGAACATACACCGAGTTTCTTCGTCAACCTAGACGGAGATTACGCAGGTACGTGGAAAGACTCAGGCGCATTCGATGCAGAATGGGAAAGTGGCAACTTTACCCAACTGATATCCTACTTGCGAAATGAAACGTATGAAGAAACGGAAGAGTATTTGTTAGAATCGTACGGCACTAGTTACACTTACGACAACCTCGTACTAAAACCAACGAAACTCCGGATTGACACCGGTCGCAAGGCCCTCGATTTTGGTCGGTTGCAAGAGTACGCGTTTAGACATCCATACTTAGAACAACGAGGCATTAGCGAGGAAGTACAACGGCAGATGAAGATCGGTTACGACCGCTTTAGGCAGGCGGTGGTAATTCCGTGGTTTGATACAAATGGTAGATTGGCGAATATTAAGTATCGAAAAACGCGCGGCAAAGCGTTTTGGTACGAAAAGGACGGAAAGCCAATAGGAGATTTAATATACGGTTTACACCTTGCTTACAAACGGAACATAAAACGTGCAGTATATTGTGAGGCGGAGATAGATGCGGTGTCGTTTATGACGGCAGGAGTTTTCGGATTGGCAAACGGAGGCTCGTCGTTTAATGAGCGTAAGGCGGAACAAATATTGAAGTCGCCAATAGAAGAACTTGTTATCGTGGCGGATAACGACCCGGCAGGCGAGAAACTTCGGAGAGAACTTGAGAAATATTTAAACGGTAAAATACGGTTGACGAACGGTTATATAAACGGATTTAACGATGCAAATGAGGCGTTGGTAAAGGAAGGGGTAAATTCTTTACGATCCGTAGTTGATAATGCGGAGCCAGTTCGATTAAAATTATTATACGTGAATTCACGTAGTGATGGTCGGGGGAAGTAATAAGACCTTCCCGTTAATTAGATGTTAATCCGTACTCCCATCTTCCCATTCGTATAAATCCTCGATGTCACAATGTAGTATAGAAGCGATGTTGCGCGCTCGTTCTACATTCGGTAAATTACGCAGGCTGACATAATCCGTTATGGATTGCGGTACGATACCGACTTTCCTAGCGAGATCAGCTTGTGTAATACTGTTTTTCTTACATAGTTCGGGAATACGGCACCTTCCGACTTTAAACGATGTAATCACCTCCTTTCCTAAATCGGAGGCTTAGAAACTATTACCCTTGATTGCTCACAATTTTAACTACTTTTTCTATAGGTACGTCTAGATGTAGACAAATTTCTTCTATTGTACTTAAATTTACAGACATTCCTTTGTTAATATTCGCAATGGTTCTTGCGTTTAAAATTTTACCGCGGAGATCACTAATTACCATTTCTTTTTCTTTTAGCGTCTCATGTAACGGAGAGTAGTCAATCATTTTAACACGTCCTTAAAAAAGTTTCTCAACCTATTGTGCGTTTACAAAAGTAAACATTGGAATTATAATTATATTATACCAAAATTTTCTTATACAGCATAGGAGGGTTTTCAAGTGCCGGGGTTTCATAGAGAGATATGCGATATTATAAATGATAGAGACGATATAACATTTTCAGCAGTCGGAGAAAAAATAGAAGCATCCAAGCAGTGTATGTCTAAATTCAAAAAGGATGGAACCATAGGATTTAGAAAACTCTTGAGACTCTCCTATTACTTCTTTCCTGATAAACAACGTGAGAAGATGGATAAATGGTGTTTACAGCTAGATTCAGCCGAATCGATTCAGCAAAGCTTGGAGTATGCAGCAATTACAAGAAATGTCTCTTTGCTTAAAAAGCTTTTAAAGCTACATAAAAAAGAAACAGGTATAATCGGAGATTATGTGAATGTATATAATGTGATTTATAGATACATGAATTATGACATAGACGGTCATGAAATAATCGGAAATTTAAAAAAGATTGATAACATTGAAGATAATACCCTTGTGATTTTAGTTAATATACTCAAGTGCTACAATTATTTTGCACAGAAAAAAATTCATCTTATGTTGGATTTGGCTTTAGAAGTAGAAGAAATGATAAAAAATCTAAGTGATAGTCGTAAATTATTTATTAAAGAATGTTATTTGCATAGACTAGCGGAAATATTAGCGCCAGTTTATTTACATAGAAACGAGCTAGAATTATCGAGACATTACTCTTTTTTAATAATTAATGCTAATATCTGCGCGAAAACTGTATCTGATGCGTCATATTATGTAGGGATGACGTACTTGACTGAGGATGAAGAGAAATGTTTAGAGTATCTTCAGAAGAGTCACGATATCGCTAAAACTGTCGGAGTAAAAGATTTGATTATCCAAACAAGAGATAACCTAGATTATGTTAAAATTTACCTAGGAGTACCACTTGGGATGGATTCAGATGCGAGACTTGTGATGTATCAGAATAATCGATTAAACGGAAAAATGATTGACGATTACATAGAAGAAAGGGGAGAAAGAGATTTTCTTTTGATGTACCAAGCTTGCAATCAAAATTCAATCCCTGAGTTATACGAGCGCTTTCAAAGATTCTTTTCGAATTCGAACTTCTATTTCTCTAGTCTAGTGGCTAAGGAAATATACGACAGAGGCGATCGTTCCATGATGACGCAGATGCTAACTAACTTTAAATCTAATCATACAAAGGGAGAGATTCAATTTGAAAAAAGTTTTATTAGGAGTTTCCGCAGTTTTAACTCTAGCTCTGGGGGTATTTGCGCTTAATGGATTTGCAGATGCACAAGGGAGTAATCAACAATATAAAGCACAAGAAACTAGACCAGGCGGTTGATTATTAATTAAATAAAATTACTAAGGGCGGTCTTATTGATCGCTCTTTCTTTTTGTTTATTAAAATGTTTACGAAAGTATACAAAGTATAAATTCCAGTACTTAGTGTACTTTGCTAAATATTCCAATGTAACATGCTATACTTTGAACATTGGTAATAAACAAAAAATTTTCTTTAAAAAATATTAAAAAAAATGTGCGCGGGCTTGGCCGCTTGTGCGTCATAGTTATTGTAAGGGGGAATTGAAAGTGAAAGACGAACAAAAATTGAATATTAACGAAAAGGCAAACGATTATCTCAGAACCGGTGATGGTTATGCATTCACGGATTTGTACACTAGTTTATCGGAGATATATCGGGACAAGCTACGGTATTGGAGTACGAGTACATACATGGCAACAGAACACGATATAACCGGATTGTTCCACGATGTAATTCAGAAAGTATTGAATAATTTACGGAATAACGCTGGCGGCGATTTCGTAAAACTATTCACAGTATCATTGAAAAATGAGTACAGTTCATTATTACGAAAGTTACGTACTAGGCGAAAGTACGAGTTATATGACGGACCAGAAAGCGATGGAGAAGAGAACACGGCAATGTTCGAAACTCTCGCTGACGATTACGATTTAGAAGATCACGTTATAAAAAAGAAAGAAGCCGACCAGCGACAACTGATCGACTTCCTCGTAGACCCGGACAAGGTCATTGACGAAACAACGACGACAATCGTTGAGACGTTTTTAGTGAGTAATAAGCCAACGCCGACGACAATCGGAAAAAAGTTAGGCTTACATCACTCGACAGTAATCCGCAAGCTCGGACGCTTGGCAAAGCGTTTCGACGAGAAGCAATTCGGTGATTACCGAGATTACTTACTTGCGTAATAATACGTTCTATATGCTTAGGCATTGCATATAGAAAATCCATAATAGCACATTATGTTTGTTGTACGGAGGGGTGTTAAATAGCCCCTTTGTACTTACAAATAACCGACTTGGCAGGTCGATCAATTGCAATGGTTTTGTTTAACGTTAGGCAAGTTAACTTAACTTACTTTACGTTAAATGGAAGTCCAATGGTAGGACCTCATTTTTATTATAACGTATTACGGAAGTGCGTACAAATCAATTCTTTGTAAATTCCATCGACATTATACTACATAATACGTTTTATCCGGATATTAAAAGATAATATAACGCTGTTTATAGATGCACGTCGATATAACGTCATTACCTGCGTATTTCCCCTGAATATGAACAACGGGTAGTGGCGTCATATGGGCGTCTGGCATTACGGTACGATGCTTTTCGTTCAAACAAAACTTTATCTTTTCTACCGATGTATCCCCCGCGTCGGTATTGCGTAATTGAAGTCAGTTGCGTAATACGGGCGTGGGACTTACCCAAGCTCGAATAATAAACGAAGGAGTTGTTTCAATGGGCATTAGAGAAACGTTAAAAAAGCGTGAGGAACAACGTGAAGCTAATCAAAACGGAGGTAACAACGATTTTCCAGAAGGCGTAACGAGATACGTACGAATGGGAAAACACGGTGAAGTAAATGCGGAAGGTCGCACGTTCATCTTACTAGCTGAACCGGACGAATGGTATTTCTACTTTGTACACGAAGACAAAACATTCGATGGTAAACGTACGATCCACCGTTTCCGAAAGCATTCATGCTTACATTCACCGAAAGCCATTAACGCAGATATTACGCAATACTTCAAGCCAGGTAAATCTGAATGTCCGTCGTGCAAAGTCGGTGCGAAACGTAAGATGTACGCAATGATTCCAGTGTACGACCTAGAGTATGAAACTTACCGCGTGATCGATACGGCTGAGTTCCATATCAACAATATCATTGCTGACTACGACAAAGCTGAAAAGATGGGTCGTAAATTTAATCCAGACTACTCGTTGGTAGGCGAAGCGGTACACATTAAACAAGTCGATAAATCGTATTCGCTTGAATCAGGGGAAGCAACGGACGAGCAAATCGAAAAGGCGAAAACGTTTATCGGTACGGAATTTGGTTACGAAGACTTAGCAAACTTCCGTGAGGAAAGCGACGTTGTTACGTTATTACAAGATGCGGAAGATGATGCGATTGATAAATCGAAATTACCAAGTACATCAAAATCAAGCAACGAAGGCACACCAATCGAAATTACGGAAGACGAACTACCGTTCTAAGGAGGGCGTATATGGCACACGAAACAACAATTAAGGGCGGTTGCTCGGAATTACGAGTAGCCCTCGCGCTCTTAAACCTCGGTTGGGAAGTAGCGAGTTCGTTCATCCCGGAGGTTTACGACTTAGTAGCGCGTGATCCGATTAATAAACAGTGGTACACGATACAGGTAAAAACGATTCGCATACGCCACGACCGAGACGATGCTTTAGTGGTACGAGCAACAAAGGGAAATGGCGAGGCTTATACGTCTGAAGATTGCGATTATATTGCAGGGGTCGAAGGCGACCGAGTATACATGTTCGAATGTAACGGACAACGTGAGTATTGGGCGACTGAGACTTCGGCGAGTCAGCGTTGGATTGAGTTAACGGCGGTAACTAATAATGAGGATAATGAAACGGAGGAAATTAAACATGGCTAAATTAGACGGAATTAAAGTGGTTAATGGAAATACGGTGGAATATAATGGGTTTGTTTACGCGTTAGTCGGACAGTTTGATGAAGAAACAGAAATCGGAAATTTACTTAAATGTACGCATTCTTATTCGGATTTTACAGTCGGTGCATTTTACAAAGTTATTCACGATAGTAAAAAAGCAGTTATTGACGATGTTGGAGATAATCCTATTATCGGATCAAGTAAGTTTGATGTATTCCGCAAATCCCACGCAATTACTAACGACAAACTAACCGATGCGGAAGGCGTAGTTAAAATCACTTTACCTGACGGAACTAAACTCGAAGGTACTCCGTCTGACTTAGAAAAGATTACGCGTAAGTTGCAAGAGATGCAGGCGGAACAGGTAGATGTCTCAACGAAAGATAATCCCGCAGAAACGGTCGAAGTAGAGGACGCAAGCGAGCCGGTACAGTCCTGTTTACAGGTTGATGATTACGCGAAGGTAATTGTCGATACTTGCGATGTATTCGAAGAAGGAGAAATCGTTAAAATTATTCATACGGATTCTTCAATTCTTCCGTACAAAGGAGAGCAACTATCTAGCGATCGTTATGAATGGCTATACGAATCCGATGTAGTACGTGCTACAGAAGCCGAAGTAAAAGCGGCGACTGAACCAAAGGAAGAACCTCTAAAAGTCGGCGATTATGCGAAGGTAGTAGAAGAAGATACACACGGATTTAATGAGGGTGACGTAGTTCGTATTTACGATATTGTTGATTACGGATCAAATCGCATCAGAGGTGAATATCTAAGCGGGAAGCGTATTGGGTGTGATTATTTCTTCGAACATGAGCTAGTACGAGCAACCGACGCAGAAGTCCTCGAAGCTAAGCAAGCATTATTGAAAGAAGGCGACTTTGCGAGGGTTATTGGGCGTTCGAATAACCACGATTTTGAAATCGGCACAGTTGTTAAATTAGGCGCGAAAGATTCGAATACAGATGGTACGGAATTCTTCAAATCGTTTTATCTTGACAAATCTGATTATTGGTACGTTCGAAGATGCGACCTCGAACCACTAACGGCAGAAGAAGCGGAACACATCGCTCGTGAAGCTGAGGAAGAAAAGAAAGCGAAGGCAGAGCGTGAGGAGAAAGAAGCGGAGCGACTTAAGTGGGCGGCTATCGGTCGTGAGGTTGGTGAATTACGTAACGGCGATACTGTACATTTAGCATATCGCGATTTACTAATAGGGAAAGTTTTAGGACTTAATGAAAAACATTCTTCTCCTTCTGAACCTCGTTATTATGTTGATTTTGGAGAAAGAAACCATGGTATCTGTACTGAAAAGGCAAGTGACTTAGTACTAATTGCTCCATCGGAATCTTTATTTAATCAAGCGCCTGTAACAGAGGCGGCTGAGAGATTTGAGTAGGGTTTGCGAAAATTGTAGCGCCGTACTCAACCGTAAAGAATTCGTTTATGATGATCGCGAAGGTAATTCGTTTTGCGATAAGCGTTGTTTCGAAGGGTGGGCGGACGAACACCATGAAATAGTAACGAGTTTTTATTACCGATTAAATTGTAAGGAAACGGGGCGGTAAGTTATGACGCCGAAATTAACGTTAAACTTAAAAATACCAGGTGCTGAGGACGAAGCGGCGGTAAAAGAACGAGTGGAAAAAGCGGTCGAGCGAAAGGCAAAGGCGACCGAAACGATGGAAGACGCGTGGCAACGGATTCTATCGATGAAGAACAGTGAGTCTGATAGGCAGAGACTTGCGGAAGTAAAAGAAGCGATGAAGAAGGGCGAAATTGGTCGTAGCCCTTCCGACCTCGCTAAACGTTTTAGTAAGGCGGAAGCTTTACGATTATGGAAAACGTTACATGCTCATAAGAGAGAAGATAAGATACGTGAAATGGTGTTGGCTACACCGGATAATTACGTATTAGTTATCGATGGCAAAGTATTAAAGCAAATGTTAGACGATATGAAAATGTCCGATTTAGTCGGATTTGACTGTGAGACATTCGGAGAGGATAACGGAGCGTTAGACCCATGGAAAGGTGAAGTCGCTGGCTTTTCGGTAACAACGAGAAGTCACAATTACTATGTACCGTTGAATCACGAAGAAGGCCCGAATTTAAGCGAAGATGTTTTATTGAAATACGTTAAACCTGTATTGGAGCAAGTGAAAACCGTAATGCACAACGCACCTTTTGACTGTAAATGGTTTATGCAGCGTTACGGAATAAACTTAATCGATAATTTACATGCAGATACACGTATTATGGCAATGGCATTAGACGAAAATCGAAACCATAGGTTAAAGGATTTAATAACGGATTGGTTACGTCAGCCTAGCGATAATTTCGATGAGTTATTCGGTAAAACTCCGTTTAATCAGATTCCGTTAGATGTAGCGTTAGTGTACGCAGCGGGAGATACGGAAAAAACCTTGAAACTTTACGATTGGATTATGGAGTGGTTTGACAAACGAGAGGATTTACAAGAAATTAAGTCGCTCGTTTTTAACATAGAGATGCCCGTATGTAGGCAGTTTATTAAGTCGGATTTGATCGGTATCAACTTCGATGAAGAAAAAGCGAATGTATTAGACGAACAACTGGCTGAAGAGGAAGCGGAAATACAGCATGAGATATACGAATTATTTGACGAAGAAATTAACTTAGGTTCACCAGTGCAATTGAAGAAAAAATTATTCGTAGATTTAAAGTTACCGGATATAGAAAACGGATCAACAGGCGTCAAAGCGTTGAAGAAGTTGAAAGGGAAACATCCTGTAATTTCTAAGATTCTCGATTATCGAGGCGTCAGTAAACTACGTGAAGCATTTACACAAAAGTTACCGAAAGAAATCAAACACGATAACAAAATACATCCGTGGCATAACACGTACGGAGCGGCGACAGGACGGTTCACATGCAAATCGCCAAACACCCAGCAAATTCCCGCAAAGCGTCCTGAGATACGCCACCTGTTTACATCGAGTGCATGTAAAATACTCGTTTCTATAGATTACTCGCAAATTGAATTACGCGTATTAGCGCATATGGCACAAGAACCGGAACTAATCAAGGCGTTCAAGGAAGGACGCGATATTCACTCGACTACGGCAGCGATGATTAGTAACGGTAAATATACGTATGAGGATATCGAAGCAAATAAAGATACAGACGGTTCACCGGAACAGAAATTTCGTAAGCAAGCTAAGGTAGTTAACTTCGGTATTGTATACGGAATGAGCGACAAAGGGTTAGCCGATACGTTAGGTATTACGAGAACTGAAGCGCAAACAATTATTGATAACTACTTCAAAGGTTACAAAGGGATTCAACGATATATGGACGAGCAGAAACTATTGGCCCGTAAGCAAGGGTATATTACGGATATTTTCGGTAGGAAACGTCGGTTACACACCGAGTACAAGTCGAAAGATCGTTTCTTACATTTCCGTGCAGATCGTATGGCAGGTAACTTTCCGATACAAGCGTCAGCCGGTTCGATTTTAAAGAAAGCAATCGTAGATTTACAGAATGTTTTACCGAAATATAACGTAGATATATTACTCCAGGTACATGACGAATTATTATTTGAGTGTCCGAGAGATATTTCGAAGGAAGCATTATTCGAATTAAAAACTACGATGGAAAACGCAGTTGAATTATTAGTTCCCGTCAGATGTGACGTTGAGATAAATCCAGAACGATGGTTAGAAAAAGTGAGTATCGAAAAGTGGTTTAACGAAGAGGAGGAAACGGAATGAGATCACAAATTAAGAAAAGAGAAGATTTAATCGGTGATACAGGGACAATTACTAAAAGTTTTACGGTAGTAGATGCACAAGAGGGCTCGCACGGAGTAGACGTTCGAGTACGTGAATCTGGTGGTGAAGAATATTGGACTTCATTAGATGACATTAGTTTAGATAGTGGGGTAACTAAATGAACCTAACGCAAGTATCTACAAAAGAATTAAGCGAGGAATTAGAACGACGACAAGGCGTAATCACCGTCCAGGTCGAGCCTTACGAAAAGATAGAGGTCGGAGGGATTGTGGTTAACGGTCCGGCAATCGTTTTAATAAATCAAGACTAGGAGTGAACGGTATGAAATCGTTAAGATGGTACACTTTAAGCATTTTCCTTTCGGGAGGAATTTTCGTCTATACATTACTCGATTTAAAGGACGGCAATTACAAACTTGCACTACTAGGTGCCTCAATACTAGCGTTCGGAGCTTTCGTTGATGGACATCGATATAAAGAACTAAAGGAGGTGCTAAAAGGTGATAAAACTCTTTAGGGGACCGTTAGATTTATACACTCCGGAGTCAGCAAACGAAAAGAAACTTACACTACTTGCGGTAACAAGCGAAATGTATGACGCGTTTCAATCTAGGTTTGAACGCTGGGAAAACGTTTCGGTGTACTACGGAAGGTTCGAGTCGTTAGATCAAGTCGATTGCTTAGTAAGTCCCGCCAATTCATTCGGTTTAATGGACGGTGGTATGGATCAGCTTATTATCGATTACTTCGGTAAGGATTTAGAAGATAGAGTACGGCAGCATATAATCGATAATTTCATGGGAGAACAGCCAGTGGGTACAAGCTTTATTGTAGAGACGAATCATGAACGTATTCCTTACTTGGCTCATACACCTACAATGAGATTGCCACGTGATATCTCAAAAACGATGAATATGTTCTTCGCTATGAAGGCTATGTTAAATGAAATCGAGAAGAACCTCGATGTGAAAACGGTAGCCTGTCCGGCTCTTGGCGCAGGTACAGGAGGAGGCTCTCCTACCGAAGTAGCGAGACAAATGGAAGCGGCATATAGGCATTTTATGTTACGACCGAAAAAGATCGATGTTCAGTTCGCTTATGAAAGAATGGCTTCGAGTGAATTATGGAAAATTTAATTTAATAGGAGGCGTTAAATTGGCTGTTTATAAGATTACTAATATAGAACGTTATAAAGGTAAGAAAGAAGACGATTTAGCTCGTCTTGGTAAACAAATTACTATACACACGCTGAAAAAAGGACACGGAGCGATTCTACCATACGCTGATACAAGTGGTTATGTTTTAGTGACATCGGTAGTTCAATACATCGATAAAACGGATAGCGGTAAGATGATTACTATTTCTACCATGAATACAACGTATACTCTTCGAAAGGTAGCTGATGACTTATTGTAACGAAAACTAACGCAGCGCAATTACTACGTCAGAACACGCAAGAAACATTCGCTTATGAAATCGCAGAGGAATTCCGTAACTTCCTCGAAACGTGGCATTCATATACGGAGCCTTACGACACGCCTTTAGACGTCTGGCTCCACGAAAGCTACGCGAAAGTATTAAGCAAAGGCGGCTATTTAGACTATCGCAGTCTTCCGTATTTCTCTCCTTCGTCAGCTAACTCCTGTCCGAGGGAGCTTTACGAAAAGGCGTTACGAAGTCCGCGCGATCAAGCCGAAGTCAAACCGTGGCAACGAAGATGGCAATTTCTTGGCACGTCAGTGGGCGATGCAGTACAGCGTGATATTTTACTAGCGGAACGACACTACGAAAAGTTCACCGGTGAGAAACCACGTTTCAAAATTGAACGTACAAATGACGGATATCCAGCGTTTGAGGATTTCGTTAAAACACGAAAGGTAATCGAACATAATGGTCAACGCTTTTCATTAATCGGCACATGTGACGGAATCCTAGAATATACCGATGAGAATGGCGTGGTTACACGCGTCGGACTCGAAATAAAATCGAAACAGACATCGTATAGCAGAACTTCTGAATATTCACTGCGCGAACCTGGCGCCGATCACGTCAAACAAGTTACATGCTACTCGTTAATGTACGACTTAGATTACTACATCGTACTTTACATGAACGCATCGAAGAAAGCATGGAATATGAGCGAAGAGGATTACATGAAATATCCGGATTTTAGGGCGTTCGGTATTGCGGTAACAGACGACATGCGTAACGAAGTATTGGACAAGTTTGCTAGTATCGTAGCGGCCGTTAAGACGAAGCAACCTCCGAAACTAGATATCGAGCACTGGATGTTTAACAACTTCAAGACAGCGTGTGCTCAGTCGCTAAGTGACGAAGAGTACGAGGAAATCAAAACGAAGATCAGTCGAGTGAAACGTTCGAGTTTATCGGATACGAAGAAAGCTCCGTATATCGGTGCGTTGGAGTTTATCGATAAAGTACGGGAGGGAATGTAACGATGGCTCGAAGTAAAAAAACCTTTCGCACTCTTGCTATCGACACATCGCTCGGTTGCCCAGGTATTGCAGTAATCGATGTAATCAATGGTAAACCTAAGTTAGTCGACGTATCACACGTTAAGACAAAATCGACTGAACCAATCGCACTCCGAACTAAACACATCGAAGCATGGGTGCACTTGTTCATTCGCAAGCACGCGCCCTACGATTTGATAGTCCGGGAGGGATTCGCTAGCAAAATACCACATACGAACTATACGGTATTTAGCGCTTGGAATGCGGTGGATCGTGCGTTAAATGATTTCGGTTTAAAGGTAGACGATAGCATCGGACAGGCTTCTGTTAAGAAGAAACTACTCGGTAAGGGACGAGCGGAAAAGGAAGAGGTCGAGGCTGGCGTGAGGAAGTACGTTGAGTGGGGCGAGTTTAAGACAAGTGATGAAAGCGATGCGTGTGCGATAGGGCTAGCGTATTTAATTGATAAGGAAATTATTACGAAGGAAAATCCGAAGGAGGAAACGGAATGAAAGGTTTAGTTAAAGCAGCTATTTCCGCAATGGTACTTATAATGCTCGTTAGTCATTTGCAAATTGAGCACGGATTTAAAAGCTGGGAAACAATTACGTTTGGTATTTTCCTAGGTATATGGTGTTCGTTTACAGTACGAATGTTTACAAAGAGGGAAACGAAATGAAATACGTACTCCACCGACTAGGAATCGTATTTTCACCGTCACTAACGAACAAAGGAGTCGGGCCATTTCCTATTAAGTCCGCGAGAAAAAGATTTGAACAACGTATTAGATTAATCGAAGAATTCTTACGTAAGCAAAGGGAGGACGCACAATGACCGACAAATTAAGCGAATTATTCGCATTACAATCCGATTTAGATAATCGAATTATCTCCGAAAGAAACATCGAAAAATCACTCGATGAATGGGTCGTAGGTATCACGCTTGCAATGGAAAGTGAGATAGACGAAATTAGACGCGAAGTAAATTGGAAGTGGTGGAAGAACGAGAAACCAATCGATAAGGAAGCGTTACAAGGCGAAGTAATCGACATGTGGCATTTCTTGATTAGTCTTTCGCTTAAATGCGGTTTATCAGCAGAAGATATTTATCGTATTTACTTAGAGAAGAATCGAGAGAATCACGCAAGGCAGGATGGGACGAGTACAAAGGAAGGTTACGAGGTAGGTATCGATTGGGCTAACGGTACTGATCATGTAGGTATATCAGGACAACTCGCATTTGATTTCGAAAATGGAGGCGTTAAGTGATGGGAAATCTCGTTAAATCACGATGTGAGAAATGCGGTCATATATTTACAGTGATTTTTCGCCAAAAACGATTACCTAATCGAATAGATAAACATTACTTTATTTGTCCGAAGTGCAAGGAAGAATACGTAAGTTACTATTCGAATAGGAAAATGCGTCAGTTACAGGACGAGATATCGGAAATGTACAGTAGATTCCGTAAGTGTAGAACAGAAGAAGAGGCCGAAATATTAGATATTAAACTACAGAATAAACAAGCGGAATATGAACGGATTAGGGACGAATTGAAAACTAAAGTGGAGAGTGAGTAGATGGAGATGCTTATTAATGTACTAGACAAAGGTTACGTTAGATTAGTAGATACAATGGGATGTGACTTATCTGTCGTAAATAGTGCGCGTGTTAGCTACGACAAGGAATCAACTGAATTGACCGATAAGGACATCCGTTTAATCAAATTCTTAGCGAGAGAAGGACATACGTCACCGTTTCGACATGCTACGTTACAGTTCGAAATTTATGCTCCGTTAATGGTAGCACGCCAACATTGGAAGTATATCGTCGGTAGTGATCATACGATGGATGCCTGGAACGAATCTAGCAGACGTTATGTAACGGAAGAGCCGACGTTTTATGTACCTAATATTGATGAGTGGCGTTTAGCACCTGAGAACAGTAAGCAGGGAAGCGGGGAAACAATATCAGCAGATGATTCGCGATCATACTTCACTGAGTATCTTGAGGAATATATCGAAAAAGGAGAACAACTATATAGCCAAGCACTTAACGAAGGGATTTGCGCCGAACAGGCCCGATTATTCCTACCAGCTTACGGAATGTACGTACGTTATTACTGGACTGCTAGTTTACAATCAGTTGTTCATTTCCTTAATCAACGGTTAGCGCACGATGCACAAGTTGAAATCCAAGCATATGCGAAAGCTGTTTTGGAATTAACGAAAGATGTATTTCCAGTAAGTATTGACGAGTTAGTAACCGTGGAGGGCAAATAAATGACTGTATTAGCATGGATAGTTATCGCAATTTCATTAATGTTTATTGTGGCGGTAACAACGAATGAAAAATACGAACTAGCAGTACGAATTACAACGATAGTGCTTTTCTCACCATCGTTAGTGTTAAGTGTTTTATACCTAATTAACTAAGGAGGACGTTAATATGGCAGAGATAACTAAAATCGAAAGTAAAGACGGAAATATCTACGAGGTTGACGGAAAGAGATATCGCGAGTTAACGAAATATCCGGTGGTTGGAGATACGGTGTTAATTGTTGACGCTTGGGAAGATGGGGAGGGTTACGAAGAGGGTGAAGTTCATACACTTACTAGGATTCTTAGCTATGATCCTGAAGACGTAAATGCAGTAAGGTTCGTCGATAAGGAAGGTAGGGATAATTGTCTTAAAATTGGCGAATTCGTAATCGTCGAACCTATTGAAAGCGAAACGCCTGCTCCTTTACCTTATTTATCTGACATACTGGACGATATTAAAACGAAACTAACACGCCTAGCAGAACGTACAGAAGAAAACCACCGAAATATCATAACGTTCTCACAAATGGCTGAATCCGCTAGAAGTGATGCGTCGAAAGCTGTCGGCGGTGTAAACGCCCTAGACGAACAATTAGATTTAGTACGTGAAGATATCGTATTCCTTGACGGAAAGATAGACGAGTTAACGGCAACGAGAGCACCGCAGAATATCACGATTAATATCGCTAACATCAACGTTTTAGATATCGAATCTGCTAAAGCAATCGTTGAATCTTTTACGAAAGGGCGTGTGTGATTTGTTATGTAACGCTAAGAAAATCGCTATTACGGGCAAAGCCCGAAGTGGTAAAACGGAGTTATCGCATTACGCCTGGATGCTATACGGCTTTAAGGAGTTCGACTTTTCAGCGGTATTAAAGGACGAGTTCCATCGATTGTTTCCACACATCCCACGCGACCCGAAACCGCGTGCTTACTATCAAAAGTTCGGTCAGTGGTTACGTGAGATTGATCCGGATATTTGGGTGAAGTTGACGATGGCAAAAGTACACGAGTATTGTTTCGAGGATTCGCTAAATAAAGTGAATCACAAGTCGAAAGTGCTAGTAAACGGAGTGAGACAACCGAATGAATATCAGCGTTTAAGGGACGAAGGTTTTGTAATTATCCGAGTAAACGCATCGGATGACTTACGTATTGGTAGGGCACGTAGTGCGGGAGATGTATTTACCGAGGCTGACCTGACACATGAAACCGAAAGTCATATTGATACTTTCGAGGTAGATTACGAGATTAATAACGTTGGGAGTATCAGCGAGATGTACGGTCAGTTTGATGCGATTATGCGAGATATCGGAGTGCGGACGGTTAGTAATAGGGAGATTATGGCGGATGCTTTTAGCGATTTGAAGTCAGTTATAGAATTTGCGCCAAAAGGTATCCACCATAATTAGGAGGTGTAGCTGTTAACAGATTTCGCAGTAATAGCAACAGCTCGCAGCACTTCCTCCACTTCTTCTACATCGACGATAACATTCCCAACGGTCAGGCATCCCACCACCGTAGGTATGAAACGGATATAGGTGTGAACTGTAAGGTGTTGCTTGACTTAAGCCGTAAGGTACTGTGGGTGCTTGACTTAAGCCGTAAGGTACTGTGGGTGCTTGATAAGCGGTTGGCATTAAGTGGGGATAGGTAGGAACTGAAGCGGGTGGGTCACACCATATATAGCAGCTAAAATAATCTTGACCACTATTTAAACAAGCTTCCATGCAAGTTGGACGACGAAACATATATATATCACTCCTTGGTTTAAATTAACTTTTTTATAGTCTATTGAATTCCGCACCAATTAGATGATTGTCTTTTCGTAAATAAGTAGTATGACTATTATTGCAAAACTTGAATAAATGTTGTGGAGATTGAGACTCTTACTTGTATATAGACGTGTAAGGCAAAAGATAAGGAGGAATAGAGATGCGTCATTATAGATGGAAACAATCGTTAAGGTATGAAGGAACGACAAAGGGCCTCATTACGTTTATAAAGAAAGCGAAGCGTTATTTAGGTGGTAAAACGATGACTATTGAACAAAAGAGAAATGAGCACAAGTCGAACGTAATGGGGGAATAGAAATGACTAACGTAATCATTTACACAAAAAATGCTTGTCCAAACTGTGATCAAGTAAAATGGGCACTAAACGCCGCAGGAGTAACCTATGAAACTCGCAATATCGACGAAGACCCATCGCATGTAGCCTGGATGGCAGACAAAGGTTACATGAGCGCACCTGTAACCGTATTTCCTAGCGGTAAGGAATTAGTCGGATTTGATATGGGGGAATTTGCTGAAGAACTTGGTCTTTAATTATATCGAATAAAGGGAGCGATTCTATGACGAATAACACATTTAGATACGTATCGTTGTTTAGCGGCGTGGGCGGATTTGAACAAGCGATGGATAAACTCGGAGGAAAATGCGTTATGTCCTCCGAGATTGATAAATTCGCAAATCAAGCTTACGAAGTGCTTTACGGACATAAAACAGTCGGTGACGTGACGAAGGTCGCAGCGGGAGATGTCCCGGATCATGACGTTTTGGTCGGTGGGTTTCCTTGTCAAGCGTTCTCAGTAGCGGGTAAGCGATTGGCAGTCGCTTATTGAAATACTTAGCACATAACGAGATAGGCAGTCGTTATGTGACGGAAAGAGGAGCGTGAGTAAATGGGCGTCAGCAAATACGATAATGAAGCGGCACACCGCCGTATTGAACATAATTACGCATTGGATAATCCGAAGTCAATCGACTTACTACTACGGCATTTACCGTATATGCAAGAGCGTAGGTTTAACGGTGATTATGCTGCATCGGATGTACTAATGGATATGGAGACGGCCGTTGCAAACGCGGACTTGACGGATAGGCAGCGTCAAGTCTTGCGATTAGTATATTTCGAAGATATGAAACAGCGGGACGTGGCAATCTCGTTAGGTATAACGGCACCTACGGTTAATTTGTATAAGCGGTTGTTAGCGCAAAAGATAGCGGCAGTATTCGAACGATGGGCCTGGTCAGATGAAGGCTATAAACTAACGGTAGTAAGTACCGAAAGAAAGGCGGTCGCTTAATGGGTTATAAATTCGATACAAACGGAGATTACAAAACGCAGTTCATAACGTACGTAAATACGCTAATTACCACTCACCGAGAAAGTGATTCTGGCGCGATTAGTAATAGAGATGTACGTGCAGAAGAAATTAAATCGCTTACAGACGCTTATGTGGAAGTGGTGGGAGAACGACCAGAATCAAAACAACTCGAGCGATTAGCAGACTTGTTGCTATACGAGGAGTTGCACGATACAGATCGAATGAAAGTACGGAACAATGAATATCCGATTATGAGTGATACGCAAATACAACGTAGGCAGGAAGGTACTCGTCAGCGGAAGGGGAATGGCAGTGAAGTTCCGTTAAAGGCGGCTTTTGGTTTAGCGGCTGATTCGATTAACCACGGTATACCTAGACGAAGAAAGCGTACGATTAATGAAATGTTACGAAGTGATACCACAAAGTCAAGGAATAAGGAACGTGTGGCGAAGTACAGGGAGTTTACACGGATACAGCCTATTATGAATTATGTTGTTAGGGGGGAATTGTAAAGTAGCCTCAAGGACGGCAACAGAAAAAATGCACAGGACCGCTTATATTGCGGTCTTTTTTTGATTACATCAGCTTTTATGGACAAACGACAAAATAAGACTTAAAATAAAAAATACAATATTATCCTAATTAAATAACATGATAAATTCTAGGTGAATACTGGATTTGAACATCAGATCAAGTGTTTTTCTATAAAGAGAGAGAGGGATATAAACTGGGGAAGTATCAAAAAATAAAGCGCAAGATGAGAGACATAAAAAACTTTTTTCGAAAAGTATATTTTAAGGTGGAGAGGAAGATAAGATACCCAATAACCTATTCTTTGTTTACCTTTGTCAGATATATAGAAATAGGAATAGTCGTATTGATAACTACGATATTATTACAAAAATTCAGGGTTTTGAATTGGGAATGGTTAGAGGGAATTTTGAGTCTAATACCTACTATATCTGATGAAACACTAAATCGACAATTTTTGTTTTCACAAATCAGCACAACCTTTCTTATTTTGTCTTTGTTTTCATTAATAACCAATCTTAAAAAAGAAAAAGTTTTTGGGATTTCTATTTATAAAATTGCCTTTGCTAAGTCTGTTTTAGGGAATATTATATTTATAAGTATTTCTGTATTTTGTCTTTTGTTTACTAATATTTGGATATATATTACCGACAGTTCTTCTAGTGTAATTTTTAATGTGTTTCTAATAACTTTGTTTTTGTTAAGTTTGTTTGTTATCAAAATTATCCTTTATTCCAACAGCCAAACGCTAAGTGTTAATAAGGTTGCTAGTATGTATTACACTGAAAATATAAAGATAGTACGTAAACCGAGAATGAAGATAGGGGTGCAGGAAGAATTTTCAGAGTATCTATTTGATTTAAATGAAGATGCTATAGAAAAAATTCTAAAAGGAGATATAGAATATCGTAGAAACTTTTACATATACGAGAGAATAGCGAATTTATCATTGATAAACTATAAAAGTAAAGTTCAAGAAAACTATACTGAAATCTCAAGCAAACCTGATATCATATTAATGTGGGTTTCAGCTATTGAAGAGTTAGTAAAAAAGGGACTATATACAGAAGCCCTTAATCAATACAATAGAATGATTAGTCTGTTCATTAGACACGAAGTTTATTTATCTTCATTTCGAATCAACAAAATCCTAGAGCAAATCTTGACAAGTATTTCTGCGACAGATAGTAAAGTAACCATTGAACAGAGTGAAGAATTAATATTAAATTCTATAGAAGTTACAATGGGATATGGTTACTTCAGATTTAACAATGATTTCTCCTACACACGATTAGGAAAATTAGGGGAAACGAAAAGTATGCTTTATTTAAAACCTTTATATGGTAATTTTATGAGAGATTGTTATAATCTGATTGATAAAAATAAAAATTTTACTGACTTAGAAAAATCAAGGAAAATTTATGAGTACTTCGAAAAAATTAGAATGATGCCGTGGGGTATAGCGGAATACTTCCCACCTGAGATAAAATATTTTGAGGTCCGTAGAGAACTTAAAAAATATAATGAAGATGTATATTTAGTAGGGATTCCACTAAGTGATTTGTTGTTATTATTGATACAGGAAGAGAAGAAAGGGAGATTACTGTATTTCTTAAATGATTATAATAATAATTCAATATACCTGGCTTGTTTGATAGTTGCTTCTAAGTTGGCGACTTTATATATAAGAACTAAGGAAGATGAAAAGGATAAGAAACTTATCGGAGAATATTTAGTATTGGTATTATCTAAAATAATCGAATTAGATGAGCAGAAAATTAAATATTATTGTTATATTATAAGGCAGACAATGGGGATAGGAACGAATAATTTATATAGTGGGGTTTATTTGACGGCGAGAAATGGAGAAATTCTAAACATTATTAAACAAACTATTATGATTAAGAAGAAAAGAATTAATTTGGAGGATATTGTTTTCTCTAATCAGGAGTTGAGTAAAGTAATAAAGCTATTTTTTGCTGAATATGATAAAAATCTTTTGAAAAATAAACAAGTGGAAGCAAATCAGAAAATTAATGAAGAATTTGGTTTGTTGGTCAATTTATTATAGTTTACAGATGTTTATCTATCGTTTAACTACTAATTATTATATCATTTTGTATCCTATTAAATGACGTCCATCAAGGGCGTCTTTTTTACGTATTATAATCGAAGAGGAGACGATAGTATGGTAGATAATTATGCGATCGAAATCAAAGACGCTGCAGACGGTAAGGTATACTTACTTTGCGAAGAAGGTAGCGCTGAAGTATTAACGTTCGATACATACGAAGAGGCAGACGATTACAATTACGAATTTGAAGATATATTAACCGACGGACTTACGAGTCGTGCCGTTAAAACAAGCGAATATTTCAATTAAAATTAAGGCGGTCATTGCGACCGTCTTTTTCTATTTTACTTTAATTTATCGGAGGTTTTATATATGGAAAACAAAGAGTACTTCTATTGTTATTCGCCAGCGCTACACGTATTCTTGCGAGAGCGTGGTGTACGTTATATCTGCATGGCATTAAACGAAAATACATTACGTAAGTTTTGGCAGTATAAGAGTTCGCCAGAATTAGACGATGCACTAGCTACTTGGGCAGCGAATAAGCCTAAGTAGCTTTTTTAGTACGTTAAGTAGTTTGGTTATATCGAATATATTTTATATGGAGGAATTGAATATGGAAAACGAAAAACAACGTGCACTACCGTTTGATTTATCGAAAGGATTCACAGCTATACCTACGGTTGTAATGCGTCACTATACGTACTTACCTGGATTTAACGGTAACGTCGTATTAGTGTACGGATACATTATCGCTATGTATAATCCGCAATATGGTTACGCGTTTCCTACACATGATCAGATTGGATTGGCGTTGAATATGTCGAGAAAAACAGTCGGTAAACATATTAGTGTATTAGAAGACGCTGAACTTATCGAAGTAAGTAAACGTGGTGGTAGTACAAACGATACTTATACGTTACTTAAGCCGATAGAAGATGAACGAGAATTCTATTCGAGATTTCCACAAGCGTGGGAAAAACGTCAGAAAGCGGAAGTGACAACGGGGAAAGACGTTAAAGAACGTTACGAAAGAAAGGCTAGATACGAAGATAGTCAGGATAGTAGTGTAGACAACATCGATATCATAGCGTATTTGTAATACGATTAATCCAATGAGTAATTATTACACATTGAATGAGTAATTTTTACCCATTGAGTGTGTACTTTTTACTCCGTATATATATTTACTACATAGACTTACTATAAAGATTTACTATTAAGAGATTAAAAGAACAAGAGATATTCGGTAAGTATTCACTAACGTTCATACTTACCGGTAATCCTTTTCTATCGAAAAGAATTACTATCTTATATAGTCGATAAAGTACTTATATAAAAGATACTCCGCTAAATAGTAATAAAGATAAACCATAACTGTATTGGTGGGACGGATTATTATAGTACGGAGGTGCATTGCGTTAATGACTTATGAAGAAGAGGAGCGTATAAAGAAAGCGGAGTTAGAACGATTAACCTGTAATATATGCGGAGGTAAGGACGTAATAGCAAGCGGTGTTGAATACGGTGCTTACGAGATTATTTGTACTAACGATAATTGCAGAACGATATATAAAGGCGAAGGTTAATTAAACGGAAAGGAGGACGTAATACGTGGCGTTAAAACGATTAAACACGGAACACTTAACCGCTATTAAATGGCTGGCTTTACCGAATAGAGACGGTAAGACATACGAAGAGATAGCGAATGAGTGTGGAGTTACTAGACGTACTTTACAGGAGTGGCGTAAGGACCCGTTATTCGAACGTGAGTTAAAGAAGGAAATGGTACGTAATAGTCAGGATAAGCTACCGGAGTTAATCGCCTCACTATCCGAGATTGCTATACGAGATGGTAATGCGGCTATGGCGAAGTTAGCGTTACAAATTAACGGTATGCTTACCGATAAGGTAGAGGTAGAAACGAAGGCTAAGACAGGCGAGATTAACTATGAAGAATTAGATAACGAGATTGCATCGTTTGAAGCGAGGATAGATGACGATGGGAAGGCGGAATAATACGTACTATATAATAGGAAGAAACTCGACACGTTTACTTCTCAATACTTCCCACGTTATCAGTCGCTCGCTCTAGACGGACGTTCCCTCGAAACTTTTCGTACAGTTTATGCATGTTCTTATGCAATGTATACCGATGTAATGAACGCTACAAACGTTGATATAACGAATGCATAAAATAACTGTCGATTAAATGAACGATAATATTTCGATAAACGTTGATATAATAACGTTTTGAATCGTAATTGAATGTAACAAAAGATGATTCTGTTACATTACATATTCGAAAAAATGTATGAAATATACGTAATAAAAAAAGCCCGGGGGCGGTAAAAAATAAAATATTTTCGCCAGGTGCGAGAGAAATCCGCGCATCAAAAATAACGTTTGACTTTACGTAAGTGTAAAACGAAAAAGACCACGTCGTCAAGACGCAGTCCTTAGAGGTTTATTTCGATATACACATCGTCAATTTGCTTCTGTTCGATACAAAGGTAAACGAGTGTTTCACGTTGGCTTGAGTGATTTAATATCGTTTGTAATAGCGATAAATCAGTACCGTTCTTATATGCGTGAAAAGCAAATGTTTTTCTTAGCGTATGCGTACCTATTTCGATATTAAGACCGGCACGATCAGCCGCAGTATTTAAAATTCGATATGCTTGAACACGAGAGATTGCCTTGTCGCCCTTACGTGACGGGAATAACCAATCGTTATCGTCAGCCGTTGTTGGGACTAATTCCACGACGGCTTTTTTAACGGAATCGTTTAGACGGAAACGCTTAGACTTGCGAGTCTTCGTTTCTTTAACCGTAATAGATTCCTTTCCTCGTACATCTCCGACTTTTAACTTTAATATGTCGGAAATACGTAACGCTGAATTAATTCCGAATATGAAAAGCAGTAAGTCGCGCGGTTTTCCAGCTAGCGCCTTTTTCATTTTATCGATATCTCGTTTTGAACGAATGGGTTGAACTATGCCAGCCATAAGTATTACCTCCAGTTATTTAATGTAACGTTATCTCGTTTTGTTACTTTCAGTATAACGGTTAATTTTTCCATAGTCAATTAAAAATTAGGGAAGGAGACGGTTAATATCGCATGGATCAACGAAGAATGGTTCGATAGAAAAGAACGAATAGAAAAAATCAATCAATTACGGAAATACATCGTACCTAGAGTACGTAATAGACACAAACTTACTGACGATGAAAAACTCGAGCTGAAAACGTATATCCACGAGTTTAACCGTCTCCAAGATATAAACCGAGGAGAAACGGACTTACTTTTCTTCGCTTACAATTACTTCGGTGAGAATCGAAATAAAGACAACACCGGTAACTGGATACCAGAATTTCAAGTACCGGATAGTTTTAACTTAGATAACATTACGGAATATGCGCCGCATTTCCACGAAGAGATATGCGACATTATGAACGTAGTATCTAACGACGAGATAAACAAGCGGGTCGCAGTCGCGGCACCACGTTCGCATGCAAAATCTTCTTACTTATCGAAGGCCTTTCCGATTCATGAGATTTGTTACCGGAAAAGAGCCTACATCATCCTAATCTCGGAAACTCCTTCGGTATCTAGCGCTAACTTAGAGTGGATTAAGCTACAGTTACAGTCCAACGATAAGCTACGACGTGATTTCGGACCGTTGTTACATACGAAGCAACAAATGAACCCTCGCGACAACACTTCCGAGTTCATCGCTTGGGAACCGAAAGGGAAAGACGATAAAAAGCTGTTAACGTTAGTACAAGCGGCTTCTACTGGACAAGCACTACGTGGCCGAAACTGGAACGGTAAACGTCCGGATTTAATCGTATGTGATGACCTAGAAGATAAGCGTAATACCAACACGGCTCAATTACGTCAGGAGTTGAAAGATTGGTTCGCTCAGGTAGTAATTCCGTTAGGTGATCCGGAAGGGAAACGGACAGCAATCGTATTTATGGGTACGACGGTTCATCCGCAGTCACTTTTAATCGATATTATGGAGCGACGTTCTGACTTTGAATCTCGTAAATATAGAGCGTTAATCACACCACCTACAAGACAAGATTTATGGGCGGAATGTGAAAGTATTTATAAAGACCGAGAGAACAAAGCGAGAGCAAGAGACGCTGAACTGTACTTCACCGCTAATCATGACGAAATGATAGAAGGCGCCGAAGTCCTTTGGGAAGAAGTACAGCCGGTATTTAAGCTGATGAAATTCAAATGGGACAACGGCAGTAAGGCGTTTAACACTGAGTTACAAAATAATCCTATCGACGAAGAAGTTATGGTATTCAATCCCGATAATTTCAACTACTGGAATGATAAACAAATAAACCGTAACTTCCTTAGTGGTGAATATTTCGTTTCCGTCGGAGTTGATTTGGCGATGGGAAAAGAACGCGGTGATTATTCCGCAATTTCAATCGTAGCCAAGCATAAAGAGACGGATACAATCTACGTTATCGATTCGTATGGCGAACGATTACACCCCGACAAGTTCATGAAAGTAATCGTCGATAAAGTACTACACTTTCGACCAGATGTAATTGCCGTCGAAGCACAGGCCGCACAAGAGTTCTTTGCCGATATGCTTCAAAAACGATTAATTTCGTTAGGGTATCCGGCAAACACACGATTAGTAAAAATTAAGCAACGTTCTCGTAAGGAATTACGTTTAGAAGCTTTATTACCACGAATAGAAAACGGAGAAATCCAATTTGATAGAAGACATTCGTTATTACTCGAACAATTTCAGTACTACGGAACGAACATGCACGATGATTTACCAGATAGTTTAGAAATGGCCGTTTCAGCAGCCGGTAACAGTACGGCAGTAGTAAGGACGTTAGCAAAACGAATGCGTTAGAAAATTAGAGAGGAGGTAACCGATGAATCTACCTATGGCAGATTACAACATACTTAATCCAAATAATATGGACGAGCTTTTATTTTCGCCGTGGCAGCAAGCTATCGGAAAAGAAACGTGGCATCGCATTAACCGACAGATTCGTTACTACGAGTATTACGATGGTAAACAACACATTGATCCGAATACAGGACAACTCGTAAAAGCTAGAGACTTGCCTAGACCTGACGGATTGGATTACGACCCAACCCGATACGCCACGAATTACTTTAAAGTTCTAATTAACGAGAAAGCACGTTGGCAAATGGCGGGCAAACACGGTATTTCCGTATCGCCAATGCAAATCGATTCAATCGAAGAAATGTTACGTATGGATTATAAACCATCCGAAGCGCAAACGATTGAAAATCAACGTGCAAATGATTACGAAAAGTTATTATACAAGCTTTGGAAAGAAAATAAGATGCGTGAAAAGTTAATTCAAGCCGCACGTGATCGCTTAATCGTCGGTAGAGTCGCTTGTAAAATCGCCTTTAATCCAACGAACGGTAAAATCAAGTGGGTTTTCCGTCCAGACACCGAAGTAATACCGATTTATTCGGACGATGATTACGATGAGCTAGAGGCGGTACACTTTGTTAACTTTAAACGTCTAAATAACGAGGAAGTTATCTACAAACAAACGTTTAGTCTCGAAGAAGGGCAATGCTACCTCGAAGAAGCTTATTATGATAAAACGCTGAAAGTTATCAAGGAAATTCAGCCTAAAACGGCAATGGGTATCGACTTCCTTCCGGTGGTACTATTTCCAGTTAACGATTTGAGCGCATCTGACGCAGATAATACGGAAGTTGACGATATGAAAGAGCAAACTGACGTATTAAATCGAATGAACGAAGACGCACTTGACTCGCTTAAATTCGAAATGTTTTCGATGACCGCTTTATTAAACGTACCGGACGGAACAGCAGATAAATTACAAATTGCTCCTGGTGCTGTTATCGAAGCAAAAGGCGGAATGGACGGAGTAACACCTGATATTAAGAAAGTCGAAGGCGGTTTCCGTTGGAAAGAAGCGTTTAAGGATCAATACGCAAGGGTAAAAGGTGCATTACACGAAATCACATCGTTACCGCAGATTGTACCGTCCGAAATGAACTTCGGGGGATTAAATAGCGAGACATTACACGTACTGTTTCACGACATTATTCAAGAAACCGAAGAACATTGGTTATCGTGGGGTCCACGCTTAGAGGAATTACACGAAAAGACAATTCGTTACTTACAGGCGAGGGTTGACCGACCTAAATTCGGATACGACCGCCAAATCGTGAAAGCTATCGGCGAAAATTACGACAATGAGATTCGATTCGTACTTCCTTTACCAGATAACCGTAAAGAGTTAGTCGAATTGTTAACGGAAGAAACGACCGCAGGCTTTGAATCTATTGCTGGTGCGATGAATCGTTTAGGTGTAGAGAACATTACGGCTAAAAAACAAGAGATATCAAACGAACAACAACGACGAATACAACAAACTGATCCATACGGAGGTAGTGAATAGTAATAAAAGTTATCTGTGGAACTAATGTTCTTAATGTGATATGTTGGAAGTGAATATATTACATTGGAGGGGTTTTATGTTAACTATTACTACATACACACGCGAGCCGGGTGTACACGATCCAGGAGGATGGAATCCTGAATTTTCATGCGATCCCGGGACTGGAATAAGTCCACTAAACTCTAAAGATCCTGGCACCGGATGGGCTCTTTCCTAAATAAAATCGCTTCATGAGTAACGTCCTTAGGGGCGTTTTTTATTTCGCACAAAAATGGAGGTAACAAATAAATGAATATAGATAAACCGAGTAAGTTTATTATTCCGAAAGCAAATTCGGAATACGGCTTCTTACAATTCTTTTCTGACCCTAATCCTGGCGACCCACAAGACCCGCCAACTCCACCTGAGCCACCAACGGCAACACATACTGACGAAGATGTTCAGCGGTTGATTGGCGAGGCATTAGCAAAAGCGAAAGCAGAAGCTGATGAAAAGGCGGCAAAAGAACGTCAAGAGGCGGAACGTAAGGAATTAGAGGAGAAAGAACAATTTAAGAAATTATATGAAAACTTACAACAACAATTAAACGAAGAAAAAGGAAAAGCGTTAGAAGCTAAGAAAGAAACGATTTTAGTAAGCGCTGGTTATGCACCGGAGCAAATCGTTTTAATTAAAGACCTGTTAAAAGGCGAATCGGACGAAGACTTAAAGCAGTCGTTAGAGTCCGTAAAATTAGCAGTTTTACCTTTAGGAAGTGGCGTTGATCCTTCGCCTGGTAATTCGAAAAGAGATAACCCAGAACCGAAGGATTTAGCAGATGTTGGCCGCGAATTATACGCGAGATTAAAAGCCAACGGTAAATTATAAGGAAAAATGAGGAGGAATATTAATGCCAATTTACACACCGAAATTTACAGAACAACCGTTTAAAAGCGGTAAGAACATTTTAGCGAGTGAGCACTTGCAATATATCGAAGGAGGAGCGACATTAGACGCTACTAAATTCGGTGCAAAATACGTTGAATGTGGTACGGCTATTGCCCGTAATAAAACTACAGGTAAGTTTGAGCCGTATAAAGAAACAACAGCAGGTACTCTTGAATCAGGATTCGATGAGTTTGCGATTCTCGACATCGATTGGGATTGCGATGGTAAAAGCGATGGAGTAGTCGGTCAAGTAATCGTACGCGGTTCGGTATATGAGGCGAAACTTGTAGGAGTAACAGATGCATTTAAGAAAGCAACAACATTAATTCGGTATGTAAGACATATTTAACCAGGTCGCTAATATAGCGGCTTTTTATTATGAATTTTAACGGAAAATTGAGGAGGAATATAAATGGCAGGTATTGCAGAATTAAAGGAATTTAAAAAACCGGCACTTCGCGGATTGGTTGACGCATTAGAGAAGGAAAAATTAGACGCTCCAACATTAGCGGATCGTTTCTTACCGAATGATCAAATCTTTTCGACTACATTTGCTTACGACGTAATTAAGAAAACAAACCATATCGCGGCAATGATTGGATACGGCGCAGAACCACCTGTAGTTGACCGTGATGCAGTTGCTTCTAAAATGGGCGAACTAGCAAAAATGGGTCTTAAATATATCGCAACGGAAGAGGAATTATTAGCGTTAAATCAATCACGTTCTGACGCTGAACATAAAGCGATGATTGATAAATTAATCGTTAAGGGCGCTGACTTAGTAAAAGCATTACAACGTCGTGTTGATATCGCGAAATTAGAAGCTGTGACAAAAGGTAAATTCGATTACAACAAAAACGGAGTGAAAATCGTAGTTGATTACGGTATTCCATCTGATCATAAAGTTGCTTTAACCGGAACAAACGCATGGACTGATCCAAGTGCTGACGCTTTAGGTAACTTAATTGAATGGAACGATAAATATCTTGATACAAACGGTAAAAAAGCCGATGTTATTCTTATGTCTCGTGAAACACAAGCGTTGTTACAAAAGAACGCAGGTATCATCGCTGAAGCTCGCGGTGTAGCAAAAGATGGCGTTACACGTGTATCAGTTGCTGAAGTTAACGATGTTTTAGCAGGTTATGGGTTACCGCCAGTTCAAATCGTAGAACAACGTAAGGTTACAGTACGTAACGTTTACACAGGACTAGACGAAGTAATTGAGTTCATGCCTAAATATCGTGTGGTATTCGTTTCAGAAGGTCTAGGTAATTTCGTATATGGCCCAACGGTAGAAAACGACTACAAACCAGGAATCGACTTACGAGCTTACGATAAATTCGAGCCAATCGAATCTGTACTTCGTGTAGCGGCAGCAGGTTTCCCAATCGTAGAAAAACCATCGTTATTATTCCACGCTGACGTAGCGGTAGGTTAATGACTAACGTAAAAGTAGTGGGCGGTATCGTGGATGGTCACGGTATCGGCTCACAAATCGAAATCGACGGAAAATCAGCGTTATATTTAGCGTCGATTGGCTACGTCGAAATTATTGAAACGCAAGCAGTTATGGGTGAAAAAGGTGAGTCAGCACCGAAAAAGCCCGCTACACGCAAGCGTAGTACGAAACCTAAGGAAGAATAAAAGGAGTGACGGCTATGGCGACGGAAGGTTTTATTAGCGTAGAAGAACTGAAACAACGGTTGCAAGCCGACGATTTGTTATTCGAAGAAGCATTAATCGCGAATGGCTTTTCGTCGCTAACCGTTCTTAACGATAAACAAGCACAATTAGTTACGTTTTATTATCGCTATGTGGATTTAATGGCGAAAGCAACAAGCGAAGCATCATCGTTTAAATATACAGATGGCGAAGAAAGCGTAGATAAATCTAGTGTATCGAAGAATTACCGTGACTTGGCGCAACACTATTATGATCTATGGCGCAGCAAACGAACGGAATACGACGGTACAGGTTCTACCTTTCGAATTGCAAAGCGAGTTGATCGCCCATGAGCGAGTTACAAAACGAATTTGACGAAGCACTCGATGAAATATCGAAGCAATACGAAAAAGAGAACGAAAAGCAAGTAGAAGAGACGGTTACGGCGATTATGCTGATCCGTCTTTTTTTATTGGATTTAATTAACGACTATCAAAAAGACGGTGTAATTAAACGAGGTAGACTAAACGCTTTATTACGGGATTTAGACCATTACGAAAAGGAGTTCCGCAAGCAAGCGGGAGCGTCATTCGAAAAAATGATAAAAGATACGTCGAAATGGACGACTTCCAAACTTGTTGAAACGCCTCTTAACGTAACGGCTGTAGACTCCGTAAATAAGCACGTTGTGAAAGATATGATTAAACGAGTAGGGGATGATGGTTTAATACTGTCTGACCGAGTGTGGAATCTAGCAGGTGACATGCGTGCAGAGTTAGCGAAGGTTATACGACCGGCTGTACTCAAAGGTGAAAGCATTAGTTCAATCTCTCAGAAAATACGAGAAGTACACGATAATGAGAAATGGAAAATCGAACGTGTAGCAATTACAGAGAGCAACAATACACACCGAGCAGCCACAATCTATAACGGTAACGAGAGTGATATTGTTACAGGTTACAAGATAATCGATAACGGACATCGCCATCGCTACCACTCAAAGCATATGTGTTACAAGTTAGCTAGACGAGATGAGTACGGTTTAGGTCCTGGTAGATATCCGAAAAAGATTCCGGAAAGTTTACTAGCTCGACTGATAAATCCGCATCCGCAGTGCTCATCTCGTTTAAATTACATTATCGGCGAGGAGGTATAACGAGTGTTAACCGAAAAAGACATCGAAGAAATCAAAGCTAACCGTGAATTAATCGAGCAACATCGCCGTGAATCTATTACTCTATGGCGAAAAGGTATTACGGAAGAAGATCCGATCACGGGCGAAGTAATTGGCGGTGAGAGTACGAAAGAGACGGTACAGGTCGTTTGGAAGAAATTCACGCTTGAAGATAACGTGAAATTCGCGGGTACTGACGTAAAAGAAGGTGAAGCGCTCGTTACTTTTCGCCTTGATATAGATTTGAATAACGTCGAATACCTCGAAAGAAACAGCATTAAATACGTAGTTATGCTAATAGACGAACGAGGTTTAGGCGGAATCAACCGTCGTGAAATAGTCGTAAAGAGGGTGATTTAATGAAGATTGGCGCAAGGATAAAAGGTATGGAAGATATTTACCGTATGACCAATCCTGATCGATATAAAACACCGGTTGCGAATACAGTAGAGAAGCACGCTAGATTACAAGCGAACACAGCTTCGAATAGAGCGCCCTTTGATAATGGACTTTTAGCGGGAAGTATTCCACCAAGCGTAAAAGCCTTCAACGGTGACCAAACCGGTTGGTCTTATGGATCGCCTGTTGAATATGCAGCCGTTCAAGAATACACGCACAAAACGAAAAAAGGTTTCATGCGTAAGACTATGTTCGAAGGCGAGCAGCCGTTAGTATCCGATTTAGCGAAAACAGTGAAACGAACGGCGAGAGGTTTATAACGATGTATACAGTAAATGACGTAATGTACTCTCTCAGAAAATCGTTAGAGGAGTTCGCACCTACTACTTGGGTATATGACGGCGTTTCTTTAATGGGAAAAGCAAAGCCGTTTCTGACGATTGAATCTTTAACGGGAACTATCGACAGGTATTCGAAAGACAATTACGTACGAAACCACCTAATACAAATCGGAGTTTATTCCGATACAGTATCTAACCGAAATGAATTACAAGATAGAATCATCGACCGACTAGAAAGGCGACCTATCGACTTGTACGACACAAGTTCGAAAGCGCCTACGCTAGTCGGTTTTTTATATGCGGAAGTTTCATCGTTCGAACCAATTCCGCAAGAAGACGGGACACAAATAACGGCGAAACATCGCAGTTTTATCACGATAACTATACAAAACTAGGGAGGAATATAAATGCCATCACCAGAGTTTAAAGGTAAAGAAACGTTGTACCTTATCGATATTCCACAAACAGAAGGCGCAAGTAAAACAGTTCGCTTGTTTAACCAAACGTCAGGCTCACGTTCTATTGAAGCGGGCGAAATCGAGTTAAAAACGAAGGATAAATCCGGTAGTGACTACGGAGATGTAACACAAGCAGTATCTATCGAGGGCGTTAGTACAGAGGGCGACGAGGCGTTAGATTATATCGAGGAAGCAATTACGAATAAGAAACTTGTTAAAATTCACGAGGTTTCATTGCGTAGTGCTACAACAACATCCTTTAAAGCAAAAAGCGGAACTTTCATGCTAAGTAGCGTTGAGTTATCGCATGAGAACGAAGAATTCTCGAAGTATTCTATTGAAGCGAAATTAAATGGCGCGTTATCAGTAGGAACGGTCGCAACAGTTCCACCAGGAGCACCAAACGGAGATATTGCAGATAAACCTAGCGCATAAATAGGACGAGCTTAATTGCTCGTCTTTTTAATTTCGAAAATAAAAATAACGGAGGGTTTTATATATGGCTAAATTATATACGCGTTTTGAAGTAAAAGGAAAAGAGTACGAACTTAAATACGGATTAGAGGCGATTGAATTAATCGATGAAAATGGCGGCCCTTTTGAATTCGTTCAGAAAGCGATGCAAGGGAAAATTGGCGATTTCGTATCTGTTATTTATTACGCATTGATTCACACAGAACAAGGAATTACGAGAAAAGACGTTGAGGAAGAAATTAAACGTCAGTTAGCATCTGAAGAATTGTCATTCGATGACGTTCTAAAGTTTAATAAGGCGGTTGTTCTCAATAGTTTTTTCTTCCAGAAAACAGTGAACAAGTTACTGGCGAGCATGACGGAGGAACAGAAGAAATCATTCGAGAGCCTGTACGAATAAACGTCGACGACTTAAAAGCCGATTGCTTTCGGTATTTTGGTATGGATGCGTTACGAGCAAAACGATTAAGCATCAAAGAATATCACATCATGCTTACCGGATATCATGAGCGTCTTTTAGATACTTACGAGATTGCTAGTATCCAAGCGTTATTTAACCGAAATGCCCAAAGCGAGAAAGTTAAGTCTTTAGACGACATATATAAACGTCCTGAAAATGCTCAGATGATAGATGCGAAAGAAAAAGAACGTGAGCGTATCACCGAAAAGATACACGCTAATGAAGCTCTATTTGACGACATCGAACGAGCATTACGAAGTCAGAACGGAAAGGACGGTGAATAACTATTAGTCAAAATCGTGTAGAAGTACAGTTATTAGCGGATATATCGTCGTTAAGGAGTAATTTGACACAAGCGACACAACTTTGGCGTAATTTTCATCAAACAGTCAGTCAGCCGATAAACATACCAGCGCCTAATATGAGCGGTTGGAATTCAGCCGTTCAGAGCGCTGGGCAACATGTACAACAATTAAACAGCCAACTCCAACATGTGACGCCACCACCTCCGCCAAACATGAGCTCCTGGCAATCTACGTTTCAGAATGTAGGAAATCGAGTGCAGGAGATGGGGAATAGAGTACAGCAGACAGGTCAAACGATGCAGAACGCATTCGCACCTGCCGCAGCCGCTTCGGGATTCGCATTAGGAAGAATGATTCAAGACTCTCGTGAATTCGAATCTCAAACTCGCAAAGCAGCGGTACTTACCGGTGGGGCATATAACCAGGTAAAATCCGATATTTTAGAGATGGCGAAGACTTCCGTGTATTCAACAGGCGAAGTAGCTGCTGCCTACGCCGAACTTGGTGCGAAAGGATTCGAAGCGGCGCAGGCAACTGACGCATTACCTGGCGTTTTATCAGCGGCAGCAGCTTCCGGAGAAGATCTCGGAATGGTAGCCGATACAATTACTTCCGCATTAAATGCGTTCAGCATGGAGGCGAAAGATAGCGGTCACGTGGCGGACGTGTTAGCACAAGCGGCCAACGCGACGGCAGCGGGTGTGTACGATATGCAATACGCCTTTAAGTACGCGGCAGGTCCGGCAGCACAGTTAGGTATCGGAATGGAAGAATTAGCAGCTTCAGTCGGAATTATGTCTAACGCAGGTATTAAGGGAGAGACGGCCGGTACGGCTTTAAGGTCGGCAATGTTACGTTTGGTTAAACCACCAAGAGCAGCCGCTAATATGTTGGAAGAGCTTGGAGTCACTACTACTGATAGCGCTGGTAACATGAAGTCGCTATCTCAAATTATTGGCGAATTACAAAAAGGCATGGAAGGAATGACGAGCGCTCAAAAAGGCGCAGCATTAGCGACAATCTTCGGTACGGAAGCCGTTTCAGGTATGATGGCGCTTGTATCCGCAGGACCGGAGAAAATCGATAAATTAACGCAGTCACTCGTTAAATCTGATGGAGCTTCGAAAAAGGCGGCAGATTCGATGCTTGAAGGTTGGGCGGGTGCGATGTCGAAGATGGAATCCGCATTAGACGTAGCAGCACGCGCGTTTACGGATGCTTTAGCGCCAGCCATTACTGCGGTTGCAGGAGGTATTGAAAAATTAGCGAACGCTTTTACGGGATTACCTCAACCTGTACAGACCGCGATAGCAGCTACGGTAGCTTTCACAACAGCGTTCTTAATTTTCGGTACGGTGTTAGGTATTATGATTAATTCTATCGGTGGCGGTATTATTATGATCGGTAAACTAGTCGGTTGGTTAGGAAGAAGCGCAGTAGTTGCGAAGATAGCGAGCGCAGCAATGGTTGGCTTACGAGCAGCTTTCGCATTCCTAACGGGTCCTATCGGCATAGTCATCATGGCATTGTCAGCAATGGGAATCGCATTAGTCCAATTGTATAAACGAAACGAAGCATTTCGTAACGGAGTCAATAGCGCTTGGGACTCCATAAAATCGAAAGTGACCGAATTATCATCCGCGTTCATGAATTTCGCAGGTCCAGCAATCGATGCAGTAGTCGCAGGTTTTAATCGTTTGAAATCGGCTATTATGGCAGCTTTTTCCGGAGACTTCAGTCAACTAGGTGAGATTTTTAAAACAATCGGTCCGTCTATTGCAGCCGCTATTATCGGTGGCATCCCCGGCATTATTATTTCAGTGTCTCGTTTCTTACCGGCAATAGCCGAACATCTTAACGCAAATAAAGGAATTATCGTAGAGGCTATTACGAACGTGTTTAATTCTATAAAGGGATTTTTAACTACGACTCTACCACAACTAATCGAAGTAGGCTCGCAGATTATTATGTCTCTCGTTAACGGTCTAGTCCAAGCGGCACCTTCGATACTAGAAGCGATGGTCGGCGTAATCAATACGGTAATGCAGTCGATTGCAGTGAATCTACCGATCCTTATCGAAGCCGGTATGCAAATTTTACAAGCGATAATTACCGGGATTGTACAAGTACTACCTACGATTATCGAGACGGGTCTACAGCTAATTCTTACGTTGATTCAAGGAATTATGCAAATGATACCTACGTTAATCCCAGTAGCCATAACAATTATTCAGACGATTATTAACGGAATCATGACGTTTTTACCGCAGCTAATCGAAATGGGTATTAATTTACTGACTACATTAATCACCGGAATCACACAAGCTCTCCCAATGATTGCACTAGCTATTATCACGGTAATTACAACGCTGATAGATGCGATTACAGCGAATTTACCAGCGATTATTCAGGCTGGTATTACGGTATTGACGACACTGATTAACGGTATTATCCAAACGTTGCCTCAACTTATCGACTTAGCAGTTAGTTTAATAACGAAAGTTGCTGAAACGATTCTAGCGAATTTACCGGCAATTATCGACGCAGGCGTTAAAATTCTAATGGCGCTAATCGACGGTATCGCTAAAGTATTACCTCAGTTAATTAACGCAGCCCTGACGTTAATTGTTAAAGTCGCAGAAACATTGATTGCTAATTTACCGAAAATTATCGAAGCTGGTGTGAGAATTCTAATGGCGTTAATAGCCGGTATATTCAAGATAATTCCTCAGTTAATAGCAGCGGGACTTAAATTAATTGTAACGCTAGTCGGCGAATTGATTAAGAATTTACCGAAATTACTAGAAGCAGGCGTTAAATTAATAGAAGCGCTAATCAAAGGTATTCTATCACTTTTAGGATCGCTAGGTAGTGCCGCGCTAGAACTAGGTAGAAAGATAATAGATACGCTTAAAGAAGTCAACTTATTTGATATCGGCGCAAATATTATTAAAGGTTTGATTAATGGTATCGGTTCAATGTTCAGTTCGGTATGGAGCAAGATGAAAGAGCTCGGAAGCGGTATTAAGGAAAAATTTACAAGTATAATGTCGATTCACTCACCGTCACGTGTTTTCCGCGACTACGGTGTATACATTGGAGAAGGGTTAGTCAACGGTATAGAAAGTATGGTTGGAGCGGTTGGAAAAGCAACGGAGAAAATCGCGGCGGCGGCGAGCCCGAGATACGAAACGATTGCACCTTCGGAGTTATTCCAGTTTAAAGGCGACAACCCACTCGCTAACTATTTTAACGCTATTTTCGAAGACGGCGATTACCTTAACGATTGGATTACGCACATACCGGAATCAATTCAAGGCGCTGTAAGAGACATCGGTAAGCAAATGGAACGTTTCGAAGGTTTAACGAAAACGGAAGTTAATAGTTTAGCGAGACGTAGATTACAAGTCGGACCAGCGAATCAATTGGAATATCGTATTGTTAACGAGGGGGCTAAGCCTCAACGGAATAATCAATACGACCAAGGCGGACAAACAGTTAACTTTGAGCGTATGTTTGAAGGCGCAGTGTTTAATGTTCGTAATGATAGCGATATTAAAGGCGTTGCACGCGAATTACACGGACTAACAGAAGCGACGAAAAGAAGGAAGGGGATTCGATGAAATTAGAAACGGTAGAAAGCGGCGTATTTATTGACGACGTGAAACTACAAGACATCGGAGTTATGGCGCTACTAGATTCGGACGAACCTCTCTTTCCTGACGTCCGTGAGAATAGCGTAGTGATACCAGGTAGACACGGCGCATATAACTTCGGTTCATATTTACAACCGTTAGAGTTCGAATTGAAGTGCGCTTTTGATAGGCAAGAAACATATACGGATTTAGCGTATCAAATACGAGAGTTTAAAAAGTTGTTTATCGATGGTTACGGAAGACCAAAACGAGTGAAACTCCGGTTTGAATCCGAGCCGGACAAGTTTTATTACGTGGAATATAACGGCAGAGTGCCGATTGAAAGGATAGCCCATTTCGGGCTTTTTTCTTTGCCGTTAAAAGCGTATGATCCACACGCTTATTCTACTTCGGAGAGTACGGACGATGTATTGTGGGGAAGCGACGTAGTAACTTTTATGTCAGATATTTTACTAGGGATTGGCGATTCTAGTTACGTAGTTACATCTCCGCAAACGATTAGTATAGATAATGTTGGTTCACTAATCGTACGCCCAATCGTAGAAATTTCGGGCAGTGCGGAGAATCTAGCGCTCACTTTAAACGGTGAGCGTTTTTTAATTGGTAGTTTTACGAACTCTTCATTCGTAATAGATGCGGAGCGTTATTCCGTAATGAAGGACGGAAAAAACTACTTATTTCAAATGCAAGGAAACTTAGAAAAACTAGAACTAGTACCAGGCGCAAATGCAGTGAGCATAGGCGGTTCAAACCTAAACGTCAACATTGCATTGAAATTCCGCGCAAAATATATATAGGTGGTGACGAATATGGCTGATGCGCCTGAATTGAACATAGACACGAATTTTACACCGGCACAGGAACTGTTACCAACGGACAAGTTACGGGAAGGTTATCCGAAGATAAACCAAGCAATTCGTAACTCTAATACAGCAATGCAACCAACGCCACGGAGTCGTATTGCTGACAATGCTGTGAACTTTGAAAAAATGTATGTTCCTGAGGCTCAAGTACTCAATCGAAACTATATTGAGGTTAATTATAAAACTAGAAAAATCACAGTTCTAAAGAATTGTTATATCTCTATTGAAAAATACGCATTTAATATATCGCCGTCACAAATTGAATTATCATTACCGGATTCAAGTAATGACGGTATATTACATTTATTAGTTTATAACCATATAACAAGCGAACTAAGTTGTAAGCCATATACTTCAGCAGGAGATAATGAATTATCAATCGCTCGTTTTTATGGAAAGAAAGTGTATGGTCAAAACTACGAATTTATTACATTCATTAGCGATGATGATAATTACAACTATCTAACTGATAGAAAAATACCTGTTACAAATCAAAATATCGCCTCGGATACATTAGATTACACTCGTATCAATATGTATGAGACGACGATTATAGAAAAAGATAAAATTACAGTTGATTTGAAGAGTAAAAAGCTAATTATTAAACCCAATGCATTTTCTACGATGGGTAACGATATTTTTAATTTAAATCAAACAGGGACAAATCTTTACGTTGATCTCCCTTCTGACGCAAGATTATATGCATTTGTGGTAGATATAACAAAATCTCCTTATACAGTCTCGTTTGAAGTGTATAACGACAAGGCTAAATTTAAGAATAAAAGGCTATTATTTTATTATTACAACAATGTTCCTCTAGGGAAAAATACAAGCTTTATTAAGGTAATAGGAGAAATGGGCGAGATCCTAACAATTAAGGAAATCATTCACAAACACTTGAATAACCCATTTGTTCGAACAATCATTAAGTTAATTGGAGACTCCATTACGGCAGGGTTATGTGGCACAGGATATAGCGCTACAGATAAACCTATTGGTAATACCGGGTATAAAACAAACGTAACAACCGCAGTTTGTTGGGCTAATATGCTCAGGGATCATGTTTTAGCTGAGTACAATCGTGAATTCGATGTCTCGGTAAACGATCCGAATATTACTTTCTTAGCAGCAACACATCAAATTGTAGAAAATAACGCTGCAACATTTAAATGGCAAGCTTTCTTCTCTAATACAACCACAAATAACGGCATTCAGTTTAATTTCTACGGTGACCATTTCAGTATTTATCATGCGACTGTTGGTGGTGGCGGTATTATGGACATCTATGTTGATGGTGTGAAGTGGGGAGAATTAGATACGTATGGCACATATGCCGACAATGTAGAAAAACAAGTTATTGGATTAACATTAGGTGATCATTTAGTGGAAATTCGTGAAACAAACCGAAAAAACGCTAGTGCATCCGGCAATTCAATCTATATTCAAGGGTTAAAGATACCTAAGACGGCAGATGTTATCAATTTTGGAATTAGTGGTAAACATTCGCAATATCTATACCAACAAAGGGACCAGTTAATTGAATCAACTGACAGTGTTGTTATTATGCAAATCGGTACAAATGACCGTCATAATTTCAAAACAACAGCCGTAACGAAAAGTTACCATAGAGAGCTAATTAAGTACATTCGCTCTTTAGGAAAAGATGTAATTGTTATGTCAGCTAACCCTGTCGGAGTAGAAAATGATATGGAATCTGTTAGAAATTTTAAAATGGACGATGTGGATCGAGCTATTCATCAAGTAACAAAAGAATTCAAGATGGATTATATTTCGAATTATAAAGGTTTCATGGAACATGCGGTTAACACAGGAACAACTGTTGATTCCTTTCTTTTCGATAAACTACATCCTAATGATCCAGGGTACGAATTAATGTTTGAACTTGTAGCGAAGGGACTTGGTTTAACATTGTTAAGGGAAGGAGTTACTAATGCATAATGAAACACATAAAACTATACGATAAACAATTACGCCTAAAAGCGTACTTAGAAAACGCATATAAAATCTCTTACGAGCAGCGACTCAACGAAACTTGGGACGCTGCTTTTTCTTTACCCTTTGACGACGAGAAACGGCTAGAAATCGTCGAACTAGACTTCGTTGAAATATTCGACCAGGATAAACGCATCGGTATGTTTCGTATTATGCCGAATGCCACTGAACGAAACGAAGAGGAGCGAACCATACGATATAACTGTGAGCACGTCTTGTCCACGCTATTGGACGACGTGCTTTTTGGTTATCACCAGCTTTCGAATCATACGACGGTACAAGTACTCGAGTATATCCTATCGAAGCAAGAGACTAAACGGTGGAAACTCGGTCAAGTCGACTTCACGCGGTATTTCCATTACGGTTGGGAGAACGAAAATACGTTGCTCGGTCCGTTGCTAAGTATCCCGAAACCGTTTAATGAGTCGTACCAATGGACGTGGGACGATACGACTTATCCGTGGACGCTTAATTTAGTACGAGCAAGCGATGAAATAACCGGTGAAATTCGTTACCGTAAGAACTTACGAGGTATTAAAAAGAACGTCGACCCTTCGAATATTATGACTCGCATCTATCCGTTGGGTTACGGAGAAGGCGTTAACCAATTAACGATTAAGGACGTAAACCCTACCGGTCAGCACTACATCGAAGCGCCGGCGAATATTATCGAAAAGTACGGCATGCATAAATACATTTGGGCTGACCGTCGTTTTACTGTCGCGCAATCTCTATATGATTCGGCTAAAGCGTTATTGGACGAGCGATGTGTACCGAAAATAACATACGAAGTCCAAGCAGTAGATTACGAGCTTATCGATCCATATAAACTAGAAAAATACGAAATAGGTAAACTAGTACGAGTACATGACGAAGAACTCGGTATTCTAGAAGACGTAAGGGTCATGCGTAAAGGTAAGGGCGATGTAACTGGAAATCCGTTAGATGTGACGTTCGATATTGCTAATAAGACGGATGACTTAGGGACGACGCAAGCGGATATTGAGAAACGGCAGCAGGTTAACGAAGTGTATGCGCAGGGAAGTACGGGAATTGACTCGCATAACTATTGCGATAACTGTGATCCGGAGAATCCAGCGAAAATTATGTTCTTTTTACCGGACGATTTAGTGAACGTAAATACGTTAGAGTTAACGTATGAGACCGAAGAATTTCGTACGTACGGACGAGCTACAGAAGGCGGCGGAGCGACTACCGTTTCTAGTTCGGCAGGGGGTGCAGAAGTTACAAGTACGAGCGCAGGGGGGGCTGTAGTTACGAGTACGAGTGCAGGTGGCGGAGTAGTAAGTAGTACGAGTGCAGGCGGTGGGGTAGTAAGTAGTACGAGTGCAGGCGGAGGTACAGTTACTAGTACGACGAGTGGTGGGCAAGGTAGTTATACTTCTAGTGCAGGCGGAGGTACAACGCAAACCACTGCATCTAAGATTTTTGGTACATTACGCATTGAGACGACTCCTTCAACCGGAGGCGATTTAGACAACCATCGCCACGAGACAATATTCGAAGATCAATTCAATCATGACCATACGATAACTATGGCGCCGCACAGTCACTCAGTCCAACTGCCCTCTCATGCCCATGAAGTGCAATTGAATCCACATCAACATGATATTAACTTATCTCCACATCAACATGATATTAACTTATCCCCGCATCAACATGATATCGAAATTAAAGATCACCAACATGTAGTGGAGATTAAAGACCACCAACATACGCTAACATTGCCCGACCATGTTCACGCCATTGAGCACGGTATTTACAAACTATCAGAACGTCCGAGTAAGGTAACAATATTAGTAGACGGGAATCCAGTTCCAGGCGATTCTATTTCAGCGCAAAATATTAACTTGATTCCGTACCTATCGAAAGATAATAGCGGCAAAATCAATCGAGGACAATGGCACACGGTAGAAATATATCCAGATAAATTAGGACGTGTAAATGCGAATATCATTTCACGTCTTTTTATTTCGTCTCAAATCGGAGGAACTTTCTAAAATATTCTAAACTATTAATATTCAAAAGAAAGGAGGTGTGGTAAAATGTAGGAAAAAGTGAATGAGGGGTTCGGGGGATGAAAAAACGTCTGATTCTTACACTAGCGTTTACATTATCGGTAGGTAGTTTAGTAGCATGTAGCGAGGATAAAGCCGCTGATAAAACTGAGTCAAAAGTCGAAAGTACTAGTTCGACAAGTGAAACAAGGGAAGCGCCTACGAAAAGGACAGTTGATTTAAAGTCCGAAACATATCCTTGGCGTTTTGCTTCTCGCGATATTATTAAAGATTGGCAGAACAAAGGCGAAACAGTCTACCTATGGTCAGATGCCAATGCTATAGAGGAGTATATAACTAAAGAAATAACACGTGAAAATAAACATAAACAAGAGGATTTACCTAGATCAGCGGAATATGTTCATCTATTTATCGCTGAAGTGAAGAAACAAAAGCCAGACCAAAAAGAATATTTCGATAAAATGTCTGAAGCTGTTAATGATATGAAAGCCGTTAATATTGACGGCGCAAAAACGAAAATTGAAGAAGCGAAGAAACTAAGGGAAGCGAAATAATTCGTTTCTCTTTTTTATTTTTTCCGAGGAGGGCGTCTAATGCAAACAATTGAAATTTATGCGAAAAGCGGTGCTAAAAGGCTCGTGCAAATGGAATCGTACGATGCTGATTTACTTAACGGACAAATTAATAACAAGGATTTGGTGACCGTTCTTATCGGTGATTTAATTTATTCGCGTCTCGATATTAAATGCGTATTACCTCAAAAAGAGAACGGAGTAGGCGCGCGTAAGATTGAAGTTCGTACAAGTGACGGTAAAATATTCGAGATTACAACTGACGATTACGATCCCGTATATATTAACGAGCAGTTAAATAGCTCGAATACAATCACGGTTGTAATTGGCGATTATATCTTTTCACGTTTAGATATCAAGCAAATTGTTCCGGTAAAAGTCGAACCGACCGAACCAACTCCTCCGCCAGTAGAAGAGAATCCGGACGGAAGCGGTACGACGGAAACATCTACGGAGGTGGCTAGCTAATGAAATGTACAATCGGTGAAATTCAACTCGAAGGTACGACGGAAGAAATCACTAAGTTTGTAGATTGGTACAAGTTTCGTTTAATCCGTGATTGTGGCGGTAAGTCCTACGGTCCTGTATCGACAACGAGCGAAAGTAGTACGGTGTATTCAACGACAAGCGGCGGTGGCTCGGTTCAAACATCAAGTAGCTACCCGATAACAATTCCTAAACACGATCACACTGCACATCACGAATTTATTTAAAGGAGGGCGACGATGTTTATGCCGGAAGAAATCTTTAAATTAGCGATATCACAAGGACTCTTAGCAGTCCTTTTTGTTTGGCTACTTTTCGATTCACGTAAAGAGAATAAGGAGCGTGAAGAAAAGCAACGTGTTGAAAATGAAAAGCGCGAAGGTAAATTACAAGCGGTTATCGAGAAGAACCAGGAGGTAATTGAAGAGCAAGCGAAAGCCTTCGGTTCGTTATCGAAAGATGTAACGGAAATCAAACAGATTTTAAATACGAAGGAGGACGTAAAATGAAACGTATTACAAAACTATTAATCTCGATGGCTACCGTAATGGTAGTCTTTTTTTCGTTCATGGGCGGTGCTTTAGCGGATTCGATTAACCGTATGCTTATTCCAGATTTACCGAAACAGTCATATCGTTACGGAGTCGGCGCATACGAGGGTGTCGTAGCTCACTCGACAGCTACTCCGGAAGCACCCGCTATTAATATTCGAAACTATGAAGCTAGAACTTGGCACAACGCATTCGTTCATTTTGCAACGGATTGGAACGAAACGATTCAAATCGCCGATACGAAATACATCGCTTACGGCGCAGGGCAATATGCGAATAAACGATTCGTTCACGTTGAATTATCTGAGTCGAAAGACCCAGCAAAGTTTAAATCTTCATACGAACGATACGTTAAACTACTAGCGAAGATTCTAAAGGATAACGGCTTATCAGTCGAACAAGGGCTATGGACTCACGAAGATGTAACGAAGAAACTAGGCGGAACAGATCACGAAGACCCACGCGCATACTTAGCTTCTCACGGTGTATCTATCGCCCAATTACGTGCTGACGTGAAACGCGCGTACGATGATAACGAAGCTCCTATCGTAGTAAAACCGACGGAACCTAAGCCGGAAGTGCCTGCCGAAGTTAAACCAACTAATGGCGTTGCATACATCGACGGAACAAACGTTAACTTACGCAAAGGCCCAGGCGCTGACTACTCTAAACTACGTAAGTTAAATAAACCGGAAGCATACCAAGTATGGGGCGAAGTAAACGGACATAACGGTAAATGGCTATGCTTAGGTAACGACCAGTGGGTGAAATACGATTCGTCTTATATTCGTTATGATAACGGAAGTGCGCCTGTAAGCGATAGCGTAGTAGACAAACGTGTAGTATCGAAAGTGGACGACTTGAATTTCTATACGAAAGCAACGTGGGATAAATCATACCTAGCCGGTACTGTTGACATTGGTCTCGGCTTTACTATCGATGGAAAAGTTGACGTAAATGGTTCACCGCAATATAAAGTGCACAATTCGAAAGGAAATACGTTCTACATTACGGCTAGTGATGCGTATGTGAATGTACGATAACATGACGAAAAAGACCGCTTATTACGGGCGGTCGATTTTTTTTTTGTTTATTTCCATTCAATTAGTGTATTCTTCTTACAACTACCGCACTGGTAACTTCCGATACCTTTCTTAATTACCTGTTTTCGATTACAGTTCGGACATTCTACCCGCTGATACCCTAGTGATGCAGCAATCAGTCCAATTGACGTAACGGCTAACGGAATAGCAACGATAATTCCTATTATAGTAATAAATAGTACCATCGAAAGTAAAAACCCACCGATACCTAATAGCATCGATATTAAGCGCATAGCACGTTTAGTATTAGATGATTTCTCACGTTCTACCTCAATTATAAACGATTGACCGTCCGCGGTTTTTCGTAACTCCATAGTAAAACCTCCCCATAATTTCCCTACGTCAAGTATATCAAAATAAACAGTAAATTTCTCCAATAAAAAAGAACGCCTTATTCAGCGTCCTCCACAACGAATAAATCTTCGATTTTCAATTCTAACGCATTGCTGATACGGATCAATGTTTCGATTTCGTATCGAGACTGACGACTGAATCGACTAATCGTAGCCTCTGTCGTACCAGCCATCTCCGCTAAATCCTTTTGCCGTAAGTTACGTTCCGCTAAAATCTCCGACAAACGTGGCGTTACTTTCAT